GTAGATTTTCGTTCATAAAAAAACCCCTAGCTTTGTATATATGCTAAGGGTTTTGCTGATCTGTAAGTCTTGATTACGAAAATACTGAGCCACCGGATCCATTGCTGAAACTAATTTGCGAATTAGTCCAAGGTACTACGTAAGGATCTGATTGTAGTGTTATACTGCCAACGGTGTAATATAATGTCAAATTCAATTGGAATCTAGCTGTCACGTTTGGAGAGAATTGGTTCACGTGTCCGTTGTATAGATCGATCAAAATACCAATTTTCTTTTGTGTATATGCTCTGTGTTTAATACCTATATAGTTAGTAGTATAACTGGTTGTAGTAGATGTCACTTGATTGATATAACCAAGGTTACCATATGTAGCTGCGGTGGCATTGTATGCTCCTGCCGAAGTCCAAGGTGCGCTTGCCGGTTGCCCATACGCTCCAGTCTGGCCGTAAGGTCCTACTCCTGATGCTGTATAGCCCATGCCTGCTTTGTTATAGGCACCATAGTTAATACCTCCTGTGCCAAATAAAGACTTGGCTAAATTTTGCCAATCTTGGTTTTGAGAGGCGGCGCTTGCCGGACCATTGGTAATATTTGTTACTACTAGGTTAAGATTAAAAAATCCCCCAGTATTAAAATACTGTACGAAATCATAATTAGTCGGAAAGTCGATGATCGTTTCAACGCTCATAAGACCGTTACCCCAAGGATTGGTCGCACCATCTCTAACAGGAGCAACGTTCCAACCAAAATAAAATGCGTCTTGCATGATAAACTTGTAAGTGTTTACATCATTTACTCTGTTGTAAAATGGAAGATAGATATCATGTAAAATAGGATCTCCACGAACAGGTTGAGGACAATGACTTGTTACACCTGTCGTAGGCCATGCGTTACCTATTTGCGGATCATTAGCTAAATCACTGCCAGTCACATGCTTCCATGCTTTATTAAGATCTATCCTTAAATTATTGAACTGATTAGCAGAAATAACAAACTGTGATATAGCACCAGTACCGCCTGCCCATCCACTAGGATAACCATTGGATACTCTGCTATCCACATTAACCAGCGAAAATACTGTAGGACTAATTATTTGATTGACTACAAAATAATTACCGTTCAGAGGAGTTGCTCCCCAAGATACATTGCTTATATTATCAATGTAAATTTGTTCACCTGCTACTAAGTTATGATTAGCAGTTGTAGTAATTTGGCAGGGATTGGTATTCGATATGCTAGCTATAGTTCTGTTAAATGGATATGCCAAAGATGCTAGGCTACTTAAAGGTAATCCATATCCAGTTCCTTTTATATACACATTCGGTGCGGAAGTCTGAAGAGGCCCAACCAATGTGGCTATTGTGCTATAAAGAGCATTGTAATCACTATATCTAACTGGATCATACTGGTTTGCTGGCATCTGTCTTACCTTATAAAATTATGGCTTCTACTATTTTTATTATTTCTCTATCATCCGAAGCTAATGCTATAGCGAAATTATCTAGTCTATCTGTAGCTGCTCGAGCTGTACCATCGGCAGCAGCTACTAATCTTTGACCTTTCTTGATCGGACCAACTACTTTAACTGGTACTCTTCCTTTTAATGCTACCGGCTGTCCTTCAGCTTCACTGTTCATCAGATAAGCTGGATTTTGTGAAATAACTCCTATAGCTCTATCACCGTCTTGGCAAGCAGTAACTTCGTATTCTCCTCCTACAACCATCACTGTGCCTACTTCATATTCTTTGTCAGTTTTATATATCTCAGCTAAATCGGCATAGTTAGCACTACTGGCTGTACCATTGAAAAACCTACCGTTAACATCACCGGAAGCAGTTCTTATTACTAGCGTATCACCGGTCTTGTTAACATCTGCTTGTCTGCCATTTACTGTTTGTGTATCTTTAGCTTGACCGTCAAATAATACAGCCTTGATCGCTCCCGAGGCGCTTCTTATTGGAATAGAAATAACTCCAGGATTAGCAATATCTAAAGGATCATATGTTCCTAACTTGCTAGCATTTACCGCAGATGTTGCTTGACCACTTAACGATCCTGTAAACTGTCCATAGAAATTGTCTGCTGTAAATGATCTAGTAGTGGCATTATACGCGGTAGTGCCAGCTGCGTTATTGATATTTCCGGTATGTGTGCCAGTAGTGTTGCCTGTAACATTACCTGTTAGATTACCAAAAAGAGACTGAGCATAGATATTTTTCCAATGTCTTGACGAAGCTCCAAGATTGATAGTTTCGGTATTTGCTGGGAATATCGCTTTGGCTGTAGTAATATCGTTAGTATCATACTGCTGCCTAGAGAAAATCATCATGTCATCTCTATCAGTAACTGAAGCAGCATTGCTGATACGGAACAGTATTACACCGTTATTTTGATTTTCTATAGTTGGTTGGTTAGCTGTATTGATATAGATACGCAGATCTTTTCTTACAGTTAGATCACCAAGACCAACAGTTAGACCTGCGCCAGAGAATGACACAGGATCGGCACCAGTGAATTGTTGTGCTGTACCTCCTGTGCTTCTAATAAAATCTTCTACTGGATGACCACCTAGTCTTTCTGAATTACTAGCGGTACCCCAGAATCTATAACCCGAACTGTCACTAACTCCTGTATCTGATACAGAATTTAGTGTAACACCTTTCTTAATCTGCCTACCAGCTTCTGAAAAACCTGCGATACTATTAGTAGAAGATAAAGTAAAATCGGGATCATTACTAAAAACAGCAGTAGTAAGGCCGCCGACCACAGCTTTCAATATAACATGGCTGGTATTATTAACGTCTTTAACTACCTGTGTAACAATCTGTGATGTACCAAAACCTGGTGCGCTCTGTGGTCCAATAAGCACAAAGCTAGATCCGTTCCATGCGCTCAGCTGATTTGTATTAGTATCAAACCAAAGATCTCCTTGTGAAAGCCCTGCTGGCGGACTGCTGGCTATTTCAGCACCACTTGCTGACTTAAACTTAGATCCATCATAAAACTTTAATTTCTTTGAGCTAGAATCATACCATATCTGACCGCTTACTGGCTTGCTAGGCTGTACAGTATTAGCGAAATTTTCCAATAGATATAGGAAATTTTCGTTTTGTATCTGCCCGTAGCCAGTATAATTCTTACCTACGAATTTTAAATCCGTAGATGTATCAATAGAACCATCTTCTACATTAGTTAGAAAAGTTCCGTTATATCTATCTACTCTGTAAGTCATCTTAGCTCCAGTTCCCTGTATTTATTCGTTAGAGTTTTTGCTTTTGAGCTAAGATAGCTTGCTCTTGATCTTCATTTATCCATGTATAGGCATCCGGGTTTGACGCATATGCCTGTACCTGTTCTGCGTGTTGATTTCTAGCAGCATCAATAAACTCTTTCATAGCTATAAATTCGTCTGTTTTTACAGCTGAATTCTTATCTAACATATCTATAATAATATTCAGCTGCTTGTGTATAGGGTATTCTTTCAAAACAGTGACGTTTGTGTTATATTTTACATAAGATTCTGTAAGGACTGGTTTATCAGACCGAGATCTTACTTCACCTGTGCTGTAATCGCCATACCAATAATCACCAGCTTCGTCATCTATTTCTACAGTCTTGATAAGAAACTTATCTAGATTTAACTGCGACGAATCTGTATCTTGTGGAATTTCTCCTATTAGAGTTCCTGTACTTTTTATAAACAATAAATTTCTTTCTACTTTTGCCATATTATCCTACCTTCCCCCATGCTAGAACAAGGCTGTATTTAGGCCTTTCATCTTGTTCAATTGTTGTCACTTCGTGCTCTAAGTGTATTGGCATGTCTAACAATGCGCCCGGTTCTTCTTCTACTACGAAACCGTTACCATCTTTATCATACCATTTGAAATGAGGACGATCGCTCCTCAAAAAAACTAATTTAAATTTCCAATAACCCCCAACGCTGTCTTTATGTCTTAGCAAATAATCACCGGGATCATATCTATTAATAGTGTAACTGGTCACAAAACGTCGATCATCTGGTATGGTTTTAAATATAGCATCTTTAAGATCGCTATCCATATTAAAATAGAACAAACTCTTTAGCTGGCTATTTCCATATTGTGTGACAAAATTATGAGCCTCATCTTTTTCCCTTACAGAGAAACGATCTCTGTGCCTTTCAGCCAGTTCTATGATTTCGTCAACATTAGTGATATAGTTTTTAATCATATTAACCTGAGACATATTCCCAACTCGTTTGTGTACTGTTTATTCTATAGATCAAAAGATTGTTTCTTGTAGGATTTTGTATAGTTGTAGTCACTGTAACACTTGAAACATAATTGATAGAAATCCATCTAGATGTTGAAGTAGCAACTGTCGATGATACATTCTGTATCGTACTTGCGATATGTGCTACTTTGTATGAAGGAAACGAAGTAGGCGGACATAGTTCGTTAAGGACAGATACTACTGAGCCAGCGGCTACACCTGTTATATCAAGTCCTCTAGTATCTAAGCTGAAAAACAATGGTATCTGAGATACTTGGGCATCAACATAACCTTTGTTAGCTGCGTGTAAACTATTAGTAGGAGCACCAGGTAAAGTGATAGCACCAGTCATCACACCACCGGATTTAGGTAAAGCATACGGATCGATGATATCGATATTAGCTGTACCGTCGAATAATACTCCGTTGATGTATTTTCCGTTAATTAACCTAGATGCTGTATCAGCATTTCCGACTAATGAACCATAAAACTGTTTGGTACCATTGTTAAAAGCCATGCTATCATCGTTGGCGTAGAGATCTCCCTTAACATCACCTACCAATTTATCTATTAATGTAAGAGTATTAGCATTGATATTTGTGATATTGGCATTTAATGATGATACTGTGTTAGTAGTTGCATCAAAAATCAGTGTATTATCAGCAGCTCTTACATTACCTTTATGGGTTCCTACTGTTGTACCTGTAAATTGTTTAAGTACATTGTCTATCATCAATGTAGCATCACTGGCATATACATTACCTGTGATGTTACCAGTTACTTCACCATATATGTTAGCTGCGAATAGATTCCTATATTTGAATAAAGAAGTACCTATATCGTAGGCGTTGTTTCTACCAGGAGTTAACCCTGCGGCAGAAAATACAACAACATCATTATTATCAGTACCAACTGTGATACGAACTTTGATATTATTACCAAGTGTGTTTTGTAGTACAGGAACATTGGTATTTTCGACAAATACCTTTAAATCAGCATCATTACCTACTGTGAAACCAGCATCATCGAAGGTAGATCCTGATCCTGTTCTCAACACAAAATCAGCGATAGGATGTCCTGCTAATTTGATAGAATCACTAGATGTACCCCAAAATCTAAAATTAGAAGTAGTTACTCCACTTATTGGTGTATCTTTGATCGTGATACCTTGGTTTATGCGTGAAAATCCCGGAATAACTGTAATGTTACCAATATCAAACGTATCATTGCTCATGATACCTATAACATTACTATCTGATATAATTTTAATAACAGGATGCGCTGTATTTCCATTGTCTCTAATAACATCAGATCTCAGTCTAGTTTCACCAAAACCGGGTGCTTGATCCGGACCAATAAGGACATAATTAGCACCATCCCAAACATTCATCTGTTTGTTAGTTTCATCAAACCACAAAGCACCTTTATCTACTGCTGTTAGCCCTAAAGGTGCAGTAGTGCTGCTGTTCGAAATAGGCATCGTTCTCCACGCTGCGCTAGAATCATAAAATTTTATCTTGTTTGTGGATTCGTCATACCAGATCTGTCCAATAACCGGACGCCTTGGTTGTGTTGTACCTCTAAAATTTTCTAGTAGATGTAGAAAGTTTTCATTTTCTATCGTACCATATCCAGCATAGTTCTTTCCAATAAATTTAATATCACTAGAAGAACTATCGACAGATTGATCTTTTACTTCTACAAAAAATGTTCCGTTATATCTATAAACTTGATATGCCATCTGTCGCTCCGTTATGTCTTAATACATGGTAGCAATGCTACGTTTCTTGGTCTTGTTTCTGTGTTGCCACCCGGCTCAGTCCTGCCTAAGGCATAACGAGCTCCGTAATCTGCGTCTTCGTCATACATGAAATACTGATCATCTGGATAAGGATAGTTTTTATTACCATTTCTATCTGTCCAATCTGATGCTCCATCATCTTCAAACCCATATACATCTTTGAAATCGTGTGTATGTGGTCCCACATCTGCGGACTGTCTTGTACCTAACACTCGACCAGTGTCTACTCCACGTCCTATGTCTAACCCTCTAATAAACTCACCACGTAGATCTGGAAGGTTAAAGGTGTTTACACCGTCGCCCGATCCCCATATGGTACTAATAGCTGCGAATAAATTAGGATAATCGGTCCTAGATACTGCGGTACCATCACAGATCAACCACCCAGTTGGCGGAACTGCCATAGCAAAATATGCCACTTGACCAGTAGTACCATTAGGTGCGCTGATCCAAGTGCCGCCTGTAGAAGTTAAAACATTTCCCTGTGTCCCTGGGGCTACAAAATTAACATTACCGGCCCCTGCGCCTAGTAAAACATTGCCTGTAGTTAATGAACTTCTTCCAGTTCCGCCATGGGGTACTGATAGTATATTTGTAACTTGATTGCTAAGGTCTATGACAGGTGTGCCCCACACTGGAGGTTGATTAGCTCCTTGGGATTTTAAAATATATCCTATCGTGCCTGCTGATCCATTAGTTACTAATTGGTCGCTTATCGTTATAGAAGTAAATGTTGCTGTACTAGGAGTTATATTTCCCACCACACCGTTGTGCTGACCTGTAGTATTACCTGTTAGATTACCTTGTACATCTCCTTGTAGATCACCAGTAAATCCAAGACTAGCAGATACACTAGTACCGGTTACAGCACCTTGTACTGGTCCATAATGTGTACCTGTGGTATTACCTGTTAGATCTGCGGTTATCCTGCTAGCAGAAAAATTACCTAGAGAATCTCTAGACACTATCGTGTCATCTACATTGTTTGCTGTGGCATTGATAGACCAAGTAATTTCTGAACTACCATCAAATCTAGAACCCTGTATAAATTGACTAGCGTTGATACCGTATGGTGTTAGAGCTTTGATCGTTATGTTTGCGGTGCCATCAAATGCTACACCATTAATATTTTTAGGTGCTGCTAATTTAGTAGCGGTATCAGCATTACCGACAACGTCGCCGCGCAATTTACTTGAAGAACTGACTGTTATACCCTTACTCAACTGATCGAATCCAGGTACAGCATCTAATGCGTTGATGGTAAAATCTCTTTCTGCTGTTATCGCTACCACTGTATCATTTAATGTAGACAAAATAACTGGATGATATGATCCAGTAGTATCTCTTAATTTTGTAGATATATTTCTTGTTTTTCCGTAACCTGCGACACTTTCTGCTCCAACAAAAACAAATTGAGTTCCGTCATAGACATAAAATTTATTGTCTGTTGTATCTAACCATCCATCGCCGGGCGCAGCTTCTGTTGGTTCTGTTGCGCTGATAACGGTATTACCAACTATAGTCCAAGTAGGACCTGTGTTTACCCTCAGTCTCTTAGTCGATGCATCGTACCAAATTTGTCCTACTAGTGCCTTTGGTGGAGCATTATTTCCTGCGAAGTTTTCTAACAGGAATACAAAATTTTCATTTTGTATTTCTCCATACCCGGCAAAGTTTTTACCTATAAGGCCAATGCTGGTACTTCGATCTAATGTACCATCATCTAGTTGGACTAGTTTATCTCCGTTGTATTTGTTAATCTGATATGCCATTTCGTTCGCCCGTTTTTATTTTAAGTCCTATCAAAAGTTGAGATAGCTAAATCGTAAGGATTAGGTTCTTCAACTAGAGGAGTTAACTGAGTCCAAGTAAGTGATCCGCCCGGAGCCGAAAGTTGGAACTCCCAGTAACCTCTTACAATGTACATTCTTGGTGGTTGTTTATTTTCTGGAACAGTACCAGATGCTGAACTGCCTGATACTCCAAGCGTCACCGGTACCGATGAAACATTTTCTAAGTAGTATCTATAAGTGGCTATTCTAGCTATAGTACCCGGATCATACTCTGCCGGAGGTGCTATCTGTGCTAAAATACTAGCCATCTTGGTCTGTGTTATCACAGTTTCAGGTGTTGGATAGCCTCCAAAAATATCAGTTATATCCATCGACAATGGTATGTTTCTTGTTCTTACAAGATTATTAACGTATTTTTTATTTGTGGCTTCTGACAGTTCTGTCGAACTTAGCAATGAAGAAGATTCTGTTGTCTGTCTAGTACCTACACTATCTTCATTAGTGTTATGTATGCCCACTATCTTCACATTAGAACCAATAACGTTGATATCACCTAACGGTTCTATTTCTAGATTAGTTGGAACAGCCGGATCGTTATTTGAGTATAATCCTGTTCTTCCGTTATTGGCTATCCTATTATTGTTTAAAGTGATATTGTCTATTACAGCCTGTATCTGAGCACCAAAATTAGATAGACCAGGAGCATTAATAACAGCAGAAGTTAGTGTTATGCCGGCGCCTGTATCTTCAATAATCGGAATGCCGTTGATACTAATAGTTCTATTAGAACCATTTACACTAATATTTTCACTAAAATTCCAAGTATCAGTAAGATTATCCCATAGTATTGTATGGTTTGTTGTACCTTTTAAAATTAGACCACCGCCATCGGCATAAGCATCTGTGGATACTCCTCCAGACACATTAGCTAATTCTATATTCCTATCATCTACTTTTAATGTTGTACTTTCAACTGTGGTAGTTGTACCTTGTACATCAAGATTTCCAACTATGGTAACATTACCACCTATAGTGGTAATACTCGATGGGTTACCTGGCATTAACTCTAAAGTATCTACGTTGCCAGATACAAAAGTATTGTATGGTTGTATTTCTATAAAAGAAATGTTACTATTGTTCTTGTTTAATTTTACAGAAAACTTTTTATTATTGGCAATGTTTCTAATATAGATATCACCGAAGCCGTCAACTCCTAATTGACCTTGCGGACCATCACCCCATCTTATTCCGCCATTATTACTGACTGTTAATACTTCTGTAAAAATATTACCTTGATCTTTTCTAGCAAAATAGATAGAATTGATATTACCAAGAGAATCAGAATTAGAAGCGGTTCCATGCCATTTTACATCCGAGTTAATCGGGTTGAAACCAATCTTAACTGATGTTTGATTAGCACCGGTGCTATCTTTAAAATTGGGAATTTGATTTCTAGTAGTAAATTCTGTACTACTGAAAAATCCCTGTAATGAATTTGAAACATATACAGCAGCTATAGTTCTGTTTCTTCTAGACGAATCTTCAATAGTTTCTATTTTTACACCACTTAAACTCTGAGCGGTGCTATAAGCTGGGCCTATCAAAACATCGGCCAATCCGGTAAAGAAATATAGTTGATTGTCACTAGTGTTGTACCAAAAGTCACCTGTACCAACATCTAACGGCCTTGCCGCAGAAAGTGCTGTGCTACCTACTGAACGCCATTGAGTTCCTGAGTAAACTTTTATTCTATTTTCAGTAGTGTCATACCATAACTGCCCTATCAACGGTGATGCAGGCGAAGATCCTGCGCTGGCAAAATTTTCTAAAATTTGTACAAAATTTTCGTTGATGTACTGACCAAAGCCGCTGAAATTTTTTCCTACCAATGTAATAGAAGTTGACGCAGTATCTATCTGCCCGTCAGCTACTGTTGCTATCGTCGTTCCGTCTGTTTTAGTTAAGATGTATGACATTATTATTGAGTTCCATCGTTACTTGGTCTACCAGATCTAATAATATAATTCATAGTCATGAATGGATTCATTACGTTAAATGGTCTACCTATTTGTGAATCAACCAAACCAGAAACACGTTTATCTTCATTAGCAATTCTTACTAGTCCAGTAGATGCCATAGCTTGGCCGCCGCCAATAACTGTGCCTGCTTTGATCCTTGAGTTTGCTTGTCCCGAACCACCAATTAATGTAGTTGGTCCAAAATCTGTCGGAACCGATGTGTTTTCGTTAATAACATAAAATTGCGATCCCGAAGTTTGGTTGTCTGCTCTTCTTCCTTTTAAATCATGGTCATGATCTGGAATATTATATGGTTCTATGACATACTGATCTTTACCACTAGTGCCTCCTAGAACACTAGCTTTAGAATCGTTGACTAGAGGAGTAACCAAAGCACCGCCACCAGCACTAGGGCTGCTAGTACCGCCCGGATAAGGTACAGTCAGCGCATTATACATATCCTGCTTACCTAACACTAATCTTCCACGAAGATCCGGCAATCTAAAAGTATTTCCTTTTGGCGATCCTAGCAGCGGAGTAGTACCGTTGTATATGGTTCCTACTACAGCAGCTAAATCTCTATATCTATATTCTTCTACTTCTGATCCGTCGCAGAACAAATAACCTGTTGGACAAACTGGTCCAGCAAATGCTAATATTGTTCCAATAGGCACGTTAGCATCTCCTAAGAATGTGTCTCTAGTGATTTTTCTTAGACCTTGACCTGCTCTATAAATCAACATTTCGTCGTTGACTTGATAATTTCCTACAGATGCCTTATTAGAAATAATGTCAGATGTTAGTGTAGTTGTAAAGACTTTATTAAGGTTACCTGTACCGTTAAATGCCACAACGTTACTAGACACGTCACCTTCCAATTTAAAATTAGTAGCCGATCTTAAGCTGGTAGCTGAATTTGAGTTTCCATCGATATTACCACTAACTGTACCTGTAATTGTATCAGCTACTACATTTCTAGCATAAATGGTAGCATATCTATTAGTCGCTTCACCTATTGTTTCTGATGCTGTACGTGGTTTGATGGATTTTGTTCTAAGTGTACCGTTTTGTATTTCAACATCACCACCTACCCAAATGTTTTTCTTAACTGCCATACCACCCAGTGTCTGTATAGATCCACTGTCAAGATTAGTAGCATCTATTTCAGAACCGTTAGTGATAGTGCCTACTAGATTAAAATCTCCTACAAGATCTAATTGCTTTGTAGGATTAAGATTATTAATACCTACTCTATTTTCTACCACACGTACAATAGGTGTTCCAACACCAAAAGATCCTGTTCTACTAGGCTGTATGTCTATGCTGGCACCGGGTGTAGCATTATAGATTACAGCATTAGCCGATGTTACACTGATGTTTAAATTACCATTAGCACCAACGTATATACCCGCATCATCTCTAACGTTAAACTGTGCTTGTACAGTTTGAATAGTATCTGTTCTAACAAAACTTGTAGCCGGAACTATAGTGGTTCCGTATAAAAGACTATCGGCGCTAGTAGCTGTACCAACGAATCTAGGAGACACAGTAGTACTAGATATATCAGTTCTAGTTGTTAGATTGACACCAGTTTGTATACTGGTAAAGCCCTGTATGGTAACTTTAGGTGTAAAGGTATCTTTACTGATGATAGCAACAGGAATATCGTCTGTATACATGACCACAACTGATCTAGGATTGTTGTCAATATCAAATAAACTTTCAACTTGCGGTCCAGTTTTAGTTCCTGAACTGTATTGAGGTCCCACCAAAACCCAGGATGTACCTGCCCACAGATATAATTGTTGTGTACTGGCGTTTACCCATAGATCACCAATAGTAGCACCGGATGGTTCATTGACTGCTGTCTGGATGTTACTAGTTGATTTCCAGCTAATACCATCAAATACAAATAATTTATTGTTACCGGAATCATACCAAAGCTGTCCTGTAACAGCTTTAGCTACATCTGGAGCACTATCGCTAGCAAAATTTTCTAATAAGTGTAATAGGTCTTCTGAAATAATCTTGGCGTACCCGACTTGGTTCCTACCAGGAAAAGACAAGCTAGTATCTTGATTAGTAGTATTATCTTGTACTACCAATGGCTCAGGATGTAGCGTGGAATTTGTGAAATTTACGTTATATGACATTTATCAAACTCCAGTAAACCCAGTCAAGCTCTGTATCCTTATCGTGTAATCGATCTGGATCAATCTGTTTAAAGATTTCTGAACAGGATGGAAGACCACGTGTGTTAACAGTTTTCCGGTAGAAGATTTTAATCCTAGTTCATCAAAGACATAATCACCGTTCATGTCTACAGAATTGTCAAATGCTTCTTGTCCACTAGGCTCTCCGTAATCTAGCAAACATTTGATAACAATATCTGTATATGTTGCTCCACTGACATGGTTAATTTCCATATAATTTCTTGCTGTATCAGTGTTCAAAGGAGAATTTTGATCTACTACTTTGTTGTATGTCTGATAATACAAGCTGGAATTGATACCATTTGTGTTTGGTGTTAGATAAGTTATCAGCCCTGTGCTGTCAACTACTGTGCCACCGTTACCAAAAACCATTTCGGAAATCCAGCCTTGACCCTGATTTGATAGACTGTTAGCAAGAGCAACACTCATATTTTCGTAATGGATAGCGTTTGGCTTATCCCTGAACACTTCTCCAGTGCTAGGATCCCAAATTTTTATATGTCCTCTGATGTCAAAACCGCAAATTTCGTTGGGTTTTTTATGATTTTGATCTGTTTTATTTTCAGGCATTTTTTCCGATTCCGTGTTCATATGTTATTTATTATGGCAAATTTGTAGTCTTCTGCTGTAGGAACGTCACTATCGAAGTTTTGCTATTGCTTAATCCTTCTCCGGTAGTAGCTGAACTGTTACCAACATCATACCATAGCTTGCCGGTTCTCTTAACCACTGTGATCCTAGTTGCTGCTTCTACAGCCGAAGTTAATCTTATATATGGCGTTGATCCATCTACAGAAAATTCAGCTTCTACTAGCACATCGCCCGCAGGGCTATGTGAACCTACAGTTTGATCGTATACGTAGACAGGATCTTTGTTCAATCTGCGTCCAGCCACAAATACTTCGATAGTATCGCATGGTCCGTACTCTTCAGGTATACTGTCTACCGGCCATTCTTTCCTGTATCCTGTTCCATCTACAGCAGATTTAGCAGGAATAAAAGTTAATGGCCCAATAAGCAAAGAAGTTCCGTCTGATACAAAATCTTCTTTTTCTTGAGAATCCTTGTAAGGAATAGCTTCTGTATAACCTGTGATTACTACTTCAGTTCCCGCACTAAACAATGGCGTTACAGAAGTACCAAACATACCTCTTCTTAATCCCGTTAGACGATTACCATCTATAGCTAGATATTGTATTTTTTCTCCGCCTATAGTCACTATACCCGGCTGATCAAATTTGGGTACAGGAAGTGCTGTAGCATCTGTCAGTGTCATAGATTCGTCATAGTAATTTAAATTTTCTACCAATTTGATGTTAGACAATGAGTATCTGCTGTAATAATTTTTGTTCAACACATCTTTAAATATTTCAAACGATACCGGTTCACGATAAATCATATCAGATCCGCTGATTATTTCCACTACATCAGTAGAGGTTGTAATAAATGAAGGATTGAATATAATTTCGTTTCTATTTCTTGATAGATAGTAATCTATATCCTGTGTAGCTCTTTCACCATTTACATATACCCATACATAAGAAACTCCTAAAACAGGTTTTTCTAGAGAATAAGCTAATTCGCCACCTTTAAAGATGTCTCTGGTTAGATCCATCGTAGTATACTGTTCAAACCACTTGACGTTTAAAACATCACCTAATTGTAGATTTAAATCTGTCCTAAAAACAATATTGTTATTTTTGATTTCATAGTTGCTATTAGAATAATCTTCTATCCTAATAATATCTCCTATGTCATATTTTCCAAACAGAGTCACTGTGTTGTCTTCAGCTGTGAACCCATAATCGATACCAAATATCAATAAATTGTCATTTACAAAAACTTTAACTTGGCTATCGATAATATCTCCTGGGTTTCTAAAAGGATCTAAACCTATCTTTATAGAATCGTTACCTGAATAGATTTCTATAACAGTATCAACAGTGGTTAGTAAGTTACCGTTTCTTTCTACAAGAACGTTACTTGTAGGTGATCCTCCTAGATTGATAAATGATTCTAAAGGATATATTCTTTGTACGATATCAGTTACTGTTATAGTTTGATCATTGACTTTGATCAAAGGAGAATATGATCCCGATTCAGCAGATAGAACAACGATAGAAATCTTTCTGTTAACTTCCGGAGGATTACCAAACTCTACTAGAGTTTGATCTAGATCATTTACCTGTCCTTTGCTGTTAACGAATCCGGCATCAACGATCTGTCCATCAACAGTAGCATAGATAGATCCAGTTTCAAAATATGATGCTCCTGTTAGATAATATCTTGTTAGTCCGTCTGCTATAAATTCTTTATAGTCAAGAATTTCTGTACCACCTAACGCCATGGATACAACTTCTATTGTAGAACCAGCAGGTGGTAAAACTCCGACGAATCTAACTTGATTAGTTTCAAAAGATATTGTATAATCTAGGCCGTTATCTTTTTTGACTTTATCGACATAAACTGTAACAGATTTTCTCTCAGTTACTTTCTGACCTATTTCATAGAGATCTGTCTGACCGTCTCCAAAATAAATTCTAGTTAATAGCGCAGGAGCTCCTGCTCTATCAGTATGGAACACTTTGATACTAAGTGTATCTAAAACCTGTCCCGGAACATTTTCCTCTGGAGCAGGTACTTGTTCTGGACTGATAAATTTTTGTCCGTCTAATACTATCTCAGAAGCAGTTTTACCTGTCGCTGTAGAGTATGCTCCACCTATATTTGTTAGATCCCCGCCAGATATAGCCGTATCGATATTTCTACCTACTAGTGCTACAGTACCATCACTTTCGATCGGTCTGAATATCAGTGTATCATCTTTATCGATTTGTACTCCCGGAGGAATCGTTACAGCTATAGTAGATCCATCACCAACAAATGTCTGCATCACAGCATGTTCGGGAGCTTCTTTCAAGCCGTTTATCTGTATCGTGCTTCCATCATAATAGTCAAAGAAAGGATCGTCTAATCTGACAGAATTGTATTCTAATTTCTTTCTTAGATAGATTGTTATTTCTTTACCTAGAGGTGGCGGTTCAGGTAGATAGAATGTTCTATTAACACCATCAGCTGCTACATAAAAATCAGTGTTCATGTCGCCGGAGCTGTCCCATCCTTCTAATCCCCATGGCACAGCATCCCAACCAGCACCTACATCAAACATTGATCCTTGTACTATAACTCCGCCAAAGTCTATGCCGGTGACTAGCTGTGAATAATCGCTGATTATTTCGCCATCTATTGTGTTCTTTTCTACACCTAACATACCAGATGTTGGTTGATAATACTTGTCTATCCTATTAAGAGCATCAAGTATTTCGTCATTCTTTTCGTAATGAACTGTAACTGTAGCACCCTGTGGCGGAGCTGCGTTCAATAATAATTGACCAGTAAGAACTTCCGTTCCAGAAATATTTGTCTTGAAAATCTTGATCAAATATTGGCTGTTTAACAACTTGGCACCGTCTGTGCCTGCTGCTGTATTAGGATGTTTTAAAAATACAGCAATCTTAGATTTGTCTGTAGTGGGTGGATACTTTAGTGTGAAAGTATTTTTAGTACCAGGACATACAAATGATTCTGTTTCTAAGAAATTGTTTCCTAGATTTTTAAACTTCGGAGTCTTTGAATATCTATCAAACTTGATAGACATATCAAATGTACGAGCTTTAGATTGTCCTATGATGGCTACAGCTTTAGCAGAATTTTCTATCACTGTACCAACACCGCCAACTAATGTTACTGTAGGAGCAGAAGTATATCCTGATCCATGCTTGATCATTCTTATATGTGTTACTACGCCGCTAGAAACAAATGCTTGTGCTTCTGCTCCATTACCACCACCGCCTTCGATGACTACCTTAGGTACGCTGGTATAGTTCTTTCCGCTGTATGTCAATACGATGTCTTTGACTACAAAAGCATGATTGTCTTTCCAGAATTTCCAAGGGTACTGATCGATTTCCAATCTTGTAGAATCAACAGGAACTATGCTTTGTGAATTAATATCAAAGACTGGAGGTAAATCAAAATCACTAATCGGTGAAGATGCTAGCTCTTGCCCTAAGTACCTACTGGTATATTTTCTAATTTTGGTTCTATAAGGTTTAACTTCTTCGATATATTTCTGATAGCTAGAAAGATTATCGCTCTTATAGTTGATCCTATTGCTAAAATAACCAACGTTGTGTGTTGCGTTCAAGAAACTGGTCTTGAATGCCCAATCGACATAAAGTTGTTCGCTGAATATGTAATGTATAGAAACAAAGAACAACTTGTTCCATTCGTTACTAAGTTCATCGATGAATATATTTTCTTTTACCGCTTTTAGAATATTTCTAAACTCGATAGAGAACGAAGTATCATATTTGTTACTATCATAGCTTTGAGTTAAATCGTATCCTGTAGATTCCGCAGCAGTATTGTAGAACTTATTAACTATCTGGATAGTTCCATTTTTACGACCAACTAAACGATATTTGTTTTGTAAATCAGTAGCTATCGGATCGACTGTTTCAAAAACTGCCCAACCGCCAGAACCATATTCATCCACTCTTACTAGATCTCCTATCTCTACAGTCAGACCTGATTCTCTATAAAGTCCAGGAATAGTATATTTGATTCTAGAAGTATTGCTAAATCCCGACTTCCAATAGTCGACAGGAATCCAGAATTTAGTGGTATCATATGCTTGTGTTGCTGTCTTATAAAATGTTTCTGTTTTATCATCCCAACTATAGATAGCCCAATAGCCGTTTGAGTTCACATCGCTTTCGATCAATACAGAAAACGGTCTAACATTTAGTCTAGCATTGATATACTTGGTGCCGCTATTTTCAATGATGACACCAGTCACCACGCCTAATTTATTAATAACTGTTTTAATCTTTGCGCCGGTGCCTGACCCATCTATTTCGACATAAGGTGGTACTCTATATCCTCGACCACCATCTATAACATCAACAGAAGTTATTTTTCCGTTAGCTATATTAGCTGACAACAAAGCCGGTTTTATTTTAGCAGTAGCTATAGTAGATAATTCTTTATAGCTGGCAAAAGATTGATCATACAGATTTAAATTAGATTTAGGTAATGGTGCTGTTAAATTTAAATATTCATAAGAAATAGAATCTGCCAATGGATAACGAGAAAGTATATTGTTAATATAATCTACTGTTATCTGTACCGCTTTATTTCTGTTAATAAACATAGACTGTCTAGGTCTATTGGCTATTCCGTATTTTGATTTTTCTGGAAGATCTTTATCAGGAACTGATCTACCTAGAATATCTTCACCAACAAGACTGTCGATCCACTTTCTTTCTATATCTTCAACAGGATATTCATCAGAACCTTCTGTCAACAGAGTATATTCGTTGTGGACTAGATTTATGTTTTTATCAGTTTTATAGAATTGTATATTCAATAAAAATTCATCAGTATTGATAGAACCTTGTAAGTTATACAAAGAAATTTTATCAACATCAGTTATAGCAGCAAACGGAATTCCTGCTGTCGTTGGATTAGCAATGTAATTTGCTATAACTCCTGCGCTATTTGTTTTAGTAGAATTATTAGGCAGAGTATTTTTGCTTCTTACCCAATAATAGTAAACATTATATAATACTTCGCCGGTTATTGAGTCTAGTTTTTGCTTGTAAGAATAGTTTGAATCATCAGGATACAATGGTGTCCCGCTGATACCTTCTTCAAAACCAGCAGTAGTGCCAGTCATAGCTGCCCACTCGCTAGGCCTATAAATGGTTTCTACCCATTCGTAAACATCGATGCTAGCACCATATGCTAGTGAACCCCAATTAGCTGTCTTATAAACAAAATCATTTTGTTCATAATCAAGATACTTTGCGGTAGATGTTCTCCACCATATCTTACCAACATTATCATCCATCCATGCTTGGCCGGCGTCGATAGCATTATCAACAGTACCAGTAGAATAAACAGCAGGATCATAAGATGTTTTATAATCTATATCTTGATCAGCTATAGAAAGTATCTTTCCTTTAAATGGATCTATTATATCAAGGTCAGCAATCTTGCGATTATTAACAGCATCGTATATGGCTAGATTTTTTAATTTGTCTATATCTATGCCGTTTGTTTGCTGCCTAATCACTGTCCAAGGTTTTACTCCTGCTTTCTTAGTAAATTTTTGTATCCTACCAATCCTAGTAGTAGCAAAAGCAGGATCTAATGATAGATATTTTGGTGATCCAACAATGATCGAATCATTGGATGCTGAAAGAGACTTACCAAAGTCTTCATTGGTGTTAAGGCCTTCATCAAATATTTCTGAAAGAACAAACTTACCTACATACTTGTCAAACACATAGACTTTACCAGTTTTTCCTTGTGAATCTTTGAAGTTGGTAACAAAACGATCAAATCTAGTATCATTAGCATCAAATGTTGTAGTTTTATAACTTTCAGCACCTTCAGCTGAAATAGCTATAGTTTGATTATCAGGAGTGATACAGATATTTGAACCGAATCTTTCGTTAGGATCTAGTTGACCGCTATCTAGTTTTTGTATCAGTTTATATGTTCCGTTTTTGTTTTCAAATACGAATGTAGCTCCCTGGTCTACTCCTTTGAAGTTAGAAGCAGGAGCAGTAACAAACATATTTGTGGATTCAGAACTTAATAGAATCTTGTAACCAAATTGATCGCCTGCGGAGATTTCTGTACTGTCAGTAAGATAAGAATTAACATTAACAGAATCTATATGTTGAGAAAGTTTATATGTGTTATTGCTATCTCTATCATAGATAAACACCGCACCAGTCCTTGGCTGCTCTTCAGGATATTCTATAGACCAAATCGAAGGATTACCTTCCGGTATAGTTCCTTTATCAGAATCTGCTGCCAATGTATAGTAGCTGTCGTTTCTCCTAACAGTATCTCCTTTGAGATATATTTGATAGGATTTCCAGACACCTTTATACGAATCAAATGTCAGGCTATCTGCGTTAGGTGCTCCAATTATTAACTTGCTGCCATCGGCATTAAAACTTAATGAATATCCATACGATGAACCTATTTTAATATTTTCTACATCATCAGTCGGTTTGATACCAGTTTGTATAGTAGATCCGTCATCTGGGGTAGCTGCTGTTACTGGCAGCATACCTGTATTCAATGAATCAATAGCTTCCCAATAGACTGTAGAATCACCAGTAATAACTCCGGGAGTTTCTGTGTTAGGTGATATATCTGATAGAGCTTTGTAATAATTGTTTGTGTGCCAAACAACTGTACCTGCCGGATAGAATTTGGTGCTGTCAAATATTCCAACAAAACCTTCATCTTGGAAATGCGTCCATTCGATTCCGTTAAATTTATAAAGATATACTCTACCAGTATCGTCTAGAGATCCCGGAGCACCAACTGCCATATAATAAGTTTCAGGAACAGCACCAATCGAAGTTCCTAAAATCCTAATTTGATCTCCTACATTATAGCGTAAACCTTTAACACCAACGGTAGCTGAATATGAACCTTCTGCCCTCGTCAATGTAAAGATAGCACCATTACCCGGCTCGCTGATATCTTCACCAACAACATCGTTATATTGTGCTTCGCCGGAAGATGCTATGCCACTCCAAGAAATTCCTGGTACCGCTGTACCAAAGAAACTAAAATCAGATATAGAAGTATCTGTAGCTGATGTTACAGCATCGACTCTTATAGTTAAATCATTAGCTGGTGAATATCCGCCTAGTTCAGTTCCGGGAATAGTTATTATTGTACCTGGAGTATAAGTAACTCGCAACCCTGTAGTAATTGCTCTATCTCTCCAAGGCAGAGCATTTGAAGCAAAATTAGATCCAGTAACTGGTTCCCAGAAATCAGTATCTGTAGGTAAGATAGGATTATGTGTTTCGTAATACTGTTCATCAGGTGGTGCTATCCCAGTAACTATAGCAGTCACTTTAAAATAGCCTACAGGTAGTACTGGATTATATTGATAATAAACTATATCACCTGGATAATATGTAGTGTTGATATCCCAGGCACCTCGTTCAATTCTAGTATCTCTAATACAGGCATAGTATCTACCGTTATAACTAACAATGCTTCTTGCTGTATATCCCTGACCACTGTTTGTCAAATTAACATCAACATACAAATCCCTAAGTTTTGAAATTTGAAATACCGCTTGTTCAGATACGAGATTTGATTCTATACCGGTCACATTATTATATGTTTCCGATCCTAAAATTTCACCTAAAGAATTTACTGCGTTGACTGTTACAATAAGATCATTTGTAGGTGTTACTCCACCAAGGCGACTACCAACTATCTTGATCCTGTCACCGACCGCGTATCTTGTGCCACCGTTTCTAACTGTTACAACATATCTATTCAATGCTCTGTTGATGTCAAACGAAGCATTAGAACCGGGTTCGCTGACATCTATACCACTGATGTTTTCAAATATAGCATTATTAAGACCACTGACTCCCGATGCTGTTACTCCGAGGATTCCTCCTTCGGCATCTACAGTTGTGACCGTCAATGTAACATCACCACTAGTTCCTTCAATTCCAGCTACTTTAGCTATAGATATACCAGAAGCAAAGTATTCACCGTGTCCCGGGCGAGGACTTATAATGGTATCTCGTAAAACATATTGTCCTTCGGAATATTCAAAGATATCGATAGCACCTTGATTTCTATAACCTTGATTTATATCATAGATAGATTTGCCTAATGGGTTGGCTTTATGAATTACAGCTGGTTCCCAATCTTGAGAATTAAGATTTATCGTACTACCATCACCGTAAATAGATCTAACCGCTCTCCATAGTTTGCCAGCATAAAGAACAGTGTCGTCTTGCTGATAGGTAGCATTTGGATCAAATGTTTCTCTATAATTACTAGGCACATAAGAAACGTTAGGTGAGCCTATCATCAACCAGCGACCATCTTCGCTAGTTGTCATTACTGTAGCATAAGAACCCAGATATGTGCTTTGAAGACCAGAATTAGGTACTAATACCTGTAACGGTATCAAGCCACCCTGGCCCTGAGAATATACTATAACTGCCGACTCTCTAGTAACATCACCAGAAGTAACAACTGCGCCAGGGTTACCAACAATAGTGTTTCCTCTGCTGGCTAGATAGATCACACTGGCTCCTGTACCTGTCGGGAAAGCGATACCGTATTCGGATATCTGTGTAGGATTATATTGTTTCTGTCTATTCAATACTTGCCAATATCCATCTCCACTATCATCTAACCATATCTTAGATCCTACCGGTAATAAAGCAATTTTCTTAGATGTAAGATAAGATTGATCATCAATCCTTACTGTTTCAAATGTAGAGATATAACAGAAACTACTTTGATCTATAACAGGTTCTTTAGTAGTACCTGCTACAGCTATGATAATCGTCTTAGGATTAACTCCGGCTACCTGATAAAAACCTGTTAGGTTTTCTATGTTAGTCAATCCAATAATATCGCCTACTTTAAAATTGTGTACAATATTAGTGATTAACGAAACAAATCCTGTTTCGACTGCTACTGCTTTACCTACTAAGATTGATGTTATAGTATATCTATATACATCCCAGCCTGTTGGTAGGGAGGTCAACCATACTAACGAACCTTCTTTAAATATTGTTATATCAAGACTGTATAATTCGTCAAGTGTAGTAACTGTAAAATCGACGTCGGCAGGATTTACATACCCCGCAGACATATTGTTTATAGGATAGTATTTTGTAGGAAATTTAAATTTCCTAGATCCTATCTTATAATCAGAGTCTTTTACCAATACAGATGTTTGATACTGCTTAATATCTATTCCTGTTGTATCTAATAACACAGGTTGCGGATTGATATTGATATTTTCTTTTTTGATCGAAACTTCTATTTCATTAGACTGATCAATACCACCTAGTCTACCTACAAGAAATGCCCATTCTTCATCAAGAACGACAGCATCTGCTTCGATAGCACTCACCTTGTCAAATATCTTAGTGATAGAATTTGCTGTACCTTTTTCTCTTATGAAGCCTTGGTATAATCTAAATTGAGTTACTTCATCTTCTGCTATATCCTGTAGGTATTCTCTTTGTTGATACCCAATAGAGTGTTGTGCTAACTTTTTCTGTTCGTTATCGATACCGATATAGTCTAGTTCGAAATAATCTTCTATTTGATTGATTTTATAATCAAAATTAGATACTAGACCTTTCTGAGGAAGATTATCTAATCTTTCCCAATTATTAGAATTAAATTCAACGGAACCTTTTTGAAACTTCAAGCTGGTATAGTAAAACTGTTTGTATTGTACTATATCTCCTAATCTATAATCAGTAAACGGTTTCCAAGTTTCTATATTAACATCGTCATAGATGAATCCCGGACTTGTGTAGTCACCATCCCAGTCGGTGGTACGGAAACCTGCGACTTTGATTCTTTCTTGTCGATATCCTGGTGCCTTATCAAATATAACATCACCAAACACAGTTCTATCATTGAATACAACTACGTGTTCTTTGGTCACATAATTGATTTTAGCAAAATAAATTCCGTCTGTGCTATCAAGAGGTGTTAGTATAAACTTGTTAAATGTCCTATAAACCTGTATGTCCTTAGGTTGTATTTTTGTCCCGTCACTTCTTTGTATATTATAATCATAAAAATTATCAAGTAGATTATCAGCGACTCGACCAACTTTTTCTATAGTGATCGCAGACGCAGACGGGCTTAGTGAAATGATAGAACCATTGGCCCAATTATGAGTAGTCCAGAACATGAATTCTTTGCAACTAGTTTCCCAATCATTGGGTACTTGTAAATCTGTATTAAAAGATTCAAATACCATTCCCTGGTCTTTGAGATATTCTCCATAACCAAGAAGGAAATCTACTACAGACTGTAAATCAGCGAATACAGTATTATATGGCAGCACAGCCGGCTGATACTTAGAAAATTTACTTCTGTTAATAGCTGTAATCGATCCAACTATGGGAACCGACAGTATAGATACCCAAAGAGAACTTTCAAAATTTTCTGAGCTAGTATGAGCCTGTCTAGATCTGTAAAATTTACTTTGATATCTAATCAATGTTCCTGATGGATAGTATTGATTAGCAGTCCACTCTACAAAAGTTTCGCTAACACCGCCTACAGAAAATACAGGATCACTAGCTGTAGTCAATGGATGATAATATGTAAAAGCAGAAACTAATGTGTCATAGCCTGTGAGTTTCCAACCCGAAGATGTTTTTTCGATAATTACAGCCGAATAAGAAACAGTTTCTACTGGTGTGCTAACATTAAAAAATATCTCATAATCTTCAGAAGGAACAAAAATTCCTGAAGTTTTAGATTGAGGACTCTTGCTATCTAACAAATACTTCTGTTGATTTTTATCTACGAACCCACCTATCTTGTTAGATAATTTTACTTTAAAATTATCAGAATTAAATTTTGAAGCTAATTCTACAGATGCTACAGAATTAGATTTTAGATAATCAACGACATAATTTACGAGACCTTTTGGTTTTGTAACATCTAGTGTTGATTGATAAACTTCATCTAAACTAAGGAATTTTCCTGTAGACGTAGACACCATTTGATCCATATCATTTTTAGTCAACAGCGTTCTGTCAAAATTCAATGATACAGTCTGTAATGGTCGTAATAAAATAATTGCTTGTAATAGAGCGAAAGGATATCTGCCACTTTTTCTCCAAGCAGATTCAGCCGGACCTATGTCGCCAAATACAAATGCTTCGGCAGGCTGTATGATAGCATAATTTATAATCGATCCAGATGACACAGGATCTAATAATCTACCCTCATCGTCAACTGGAAGATAAGAAAGCAAGTTTGGTCTCTTGAATCTAATATGAGTACCTGCTCTATTACCTTGTCTAATTACACCGTCTCTTATATCTTCCCACAACAATAAGTTTCCACTAGTGTACGGTGCTGGACCATACTCTTCTTCCCACCATGTTGGTTTTTCACTAAAACCTAGCATTTCCCATGGTCGAGTATGAGGAGCATCAGTATCATATAGATAGATATAAATGCCTCGCCAGTATGCTGGCATTTTTTCAGTTCGAGTTATATCTGTGGCTTTAGAAAAGCTATAGGTGTACTGATTTTCGCTTTCAAAATAGTTATTAGCATAAGGATCTATTCCTAATGGATTAGCCCATCTTAAAAATTCTTGATTTAATACACTGTCTAATTGTGCTTTAGTGAATTCACCAGTCTTTCCATAACCGCCCAAAAGATTATCAAGATCTAAGAAATCAGGATTGTATTGAATCTTGATATTGTTATAAATTCTTTTTTCTAATTCTAAAAGTAGTTCATCTCTGAAATCATCATAAGCTACTATAATACTACCGTCATGCCCTCTTATCACTCTAGTAGGTTCTAGATATGTGTCGTCGAGATAAATCTCAGGTGTAAATTTTTTATATAATCCTAATTTAGTAGGAGTCATCGGCATAAAATTAAATGCCGTTGTATAATATTCTTTTATCTGTATCTGATCATTTTCTACTAAGTCTATCAGTAAACGAACAAACCCAAATGTAGAATCAAATTCATAATCTCTACCAACTAAAAGCTGTACGTTGTTGCGATAAACATAAACAGCTTTTAATGATTCAGTAGATAAGTCAAATTTCTGAGAAAGAGCAAAAACTTTTATACCTTCGTCTTCTACAGTATAATCGATAGAATTATACGCACCGCTACCAATCATGTCTGAATTAGCAAAAGGCGAATTACTATTTTTTGATTTGCTAATATGATCGATGATCTGATCAACAAATTTTACTGTATCTAGTTCAAACGGTAATTCTACAGCTAAATTTAAAAATTCTGATTTATATTTGTCATATTCTAAAGCAGCATAAGAAATAGCCTTGATTACATTAATCTGTCTATCACAGACCAAAGGTAATGATATAGAAGGTACTCCAGAATGTTTTAAATCTTCTACCGTAATAGAGGTAATCATCTATATCTCTAAGATTGCTTATACCAGGAAATTGTCCAGAAAAATCTCTAGATAATTCTACCATAGATCTTAGATGATCATTAACCTGGCCTAAAGTGAATTGTGCTACATCTTCATTAAGTGGATTTCTTTCTAATGGCAACGGAAATTCATAAAAACCTAAATTAGGTTCAGCATCAGAATAAACTTTAATCATCAGTACATCATTTACAGCAAACTCTCTGATAAATGTAAAAGTTCTTTTATCGTTGATGACAGTATCTGTGTACGAATCTTTGATTAAATCTCCGTTGAGATAGAAGAGAATTTTTTCTCTAGTAACTTGATCCCAAAAAACAGCATCAAACTCCACTGTGTTTGTAACTTCAGTAAAGGTATGAGTCTGTATTACTGCCTGACAATAATCTTCATCAAACAATGACCAAGAATTCTTATGTACCCAACTGCCTAGCTCTTTTAACAGTCTGTAATAACCAAAATTTATATTTCTTGTTACGACTGTTGGTCCGGACTGATAGGTAAAGTTCTGTGTTTCAAAATCAAAATCAAAAAGTATATCGCCAGTATTATTGATATTAAGGTAACTGACTGCGAATCCTAATTCTTTGTCCACTACTCCCGCAGGATCAACTTTGTAACTTATCAATCTAGTTCCTTGGAAACTAGATGTTACATATTTTTGTGTATCTGAAAGGCTGACATTATCGCTATCAAATATATCGAATAATGGTGCTTGGTTGACTGCTAGTTTTTCCTGGCTCTTCTTCCATACTGTTCCATCAAAATGATACATCTTGCCGGCATTTGTTTTGCCTTTAGTAACGATAAGACATTCTCCAGCTAGTGTTTCACTGTCATCTGCTTCTACTAGATTTATTTGTTTTCTGTTAACTGTGTTAGTGCTAGTCTGGATCGTGACAAATTTAACAACATAGATCTTGTTATTGACCATATTGTCGTTGTCTGCTGTAAACAGAACTCTAGCTCCTTCAAACAACGGCACATTGTCGATATTATATCCAGCAGTGCCTTCTATAGTAGAAAACACATCAGTGGTAAAATCATCGATTAGATCTACGCTGTTCTTGGCTTTAGAACCATGGTTGAAAAGCTGTAGATTAGTTTGGAATTCTATGATAGGACGTTTAGCTCTGCTGTCTTCAGCTAATCCCGCCGTGGTGCCATTTAATTGGGCAGAATATTCTATGACACTTCTATGGAACCAACGATTGTAACGACTCCATGGATTCTTATCCAAGCTGGCACGATTGATGGTTATATAATCTTTTTTAGACGGATAGGTAGAAGCATCATCGAATGGTTCTGTGTCAAAAGGCTGATCGTCAAACACCAATGCTCCGTAAGGATTTGGTATGGGAGGTAACTCTAAATCTGACAAATTAATCAGTTTGATACCTGTGCCTACTCCTTCTACTATCCAATAACCTTTTCTGTAGATTTCCGGAGAAGTTTTGCCTACAAATTCTACTCGTAGTCCATTGGTAAATTTTACACCGTTGCTGCTTTGATAATTGAGCTTACCGATAATATCTTTTTCTACATCGAGATATGTATTATCTAATACGTTAGCTATCCTAAAAGAACCTATACGGTTGATATTAGTTCCACTTTGATAGTAGAGCATGTCTGGTGCATCATTAGGAACTTTAAATGTGATTTTGCCAACTTCAATGCCGTTATTAGTAACACCCTTGTTGTAATCTGATGGTGTTCCTAGCAGTGTTGTAAGATAATCGATCGTGTCTGAAGTTCTAATATGGAAACCGTCGCCTGGACAATTAACATTAAATTCATATGTCTGCCCTCGATACAAAGTTATCGCAGGATTTCTTTTTAATCCGTCAGGAAAAAATAACCATTCATTCTGTCCTTCGGTTACTACTTTGTATGAAGATACTACTGATTGTTCTTGTCCTAATACCTGTACAGGATCTGGTCCGGCAGGAAGCCAATAGTATTCTCTATAATTAACAAACTTGTCTAGGTCGAGAGGTGGAGTCCATGTATAGTGCTGCTGACCTGTAGTTAGATCATCTCTTTCATTTTTGTTATTAAAAAATTTTAATTGATTTTTTAGATCTACATAATCAAAAAGATTTTTAGGTTTTTTATTTTCATCGTAGATCACTACGCCGGGTTCAAATTGATAAGCGTGTCTTAGGCTTTGAGCGACATCTAAGTAAACGTCACTAGTATTATATGTGCGACCATAATTGCGCCCAATGTAACCGTTTAATCTATCTAAGGTACCTGGCTGTATTAAAGGATCTAAAGTAGCTGACAAAAATTTGTCATTAGACGAAGACCTAAAAATTTCAGGTAATAGTTCTACGGTCCTCCTTAGAGGTAAACCACTTTGTTTAAAAACTTTTTTATCCATTATTAAATGCTCGTGCTAGTTACGATCGACGACGTTGTAAGTTTAAGATCTGAAGCTGTTATATTAGTTAGTATATCAATGGTATCCACAGTTACAGCACTGACTAACAGTTCATCGGGTTTACTTTGTATTTCTAAAAGACTGCCAAATGCCTGCGTTGTTTGTACAGGAACTATTACCATGTTGCTGATGTCTGGTGAATTTTCTTTAACCACATATGTGATTAACTCACTTGCGTGGAATCTATCACCAAAATCAAAATTCTGTACATCAAAGAAATCAGAAATAGCATTGACAATTCTAACTTTAAGATCATTATCGTTGATACTTCTGTTAGGATTTTTTACAACCTTAATCCTTGCTTGGAATTCTGCTCTTGCCTTAGATCCAAATAACGGAAAATAGCTCACAGGATGATATACTATTTCGTCACTGATAGCCTTGATAGGAGCTAGATTATTACCAAATTCTACTCTTAAAGCTTCTGCGGTCGGTGCTTGTGGCTCTGTAGCGATAGCACCTTTCAACCAAAGTCTATAGTTGTTGTCGTAATTTCTTGTCAATAGATAAACATCAATGATATTGGTCACAGAAGGATCTATTCTTCTTCCTTCACCAGAAGTGTGAATATACTGGAACTTTAAATCGCTGCGTCCTACATATCCCACATACGAAGGTTCTAAAATAAAGGTATTGGTTACCAAATCTACTCGCTTGACAAAATTTTCTAACTGATCATAAAAATATATCAATTGATTGTGAGCATAATCATTTACTGCTGTATTAGCTTCTTTGTCTCGTACCAATATGTAATCGTTCTTGTTTGGCACAAACACGTAAGTTTTAGCACCAAATTCATCAACATCCTCTTTAAAGAATACATATTTGGTAGTATTATTGGTTCCCACTATTTCATCAAAAGCATCAGGATTATCTATGACTCCGTCATCGTTAGAATCAATAAAACTGATCTTGATCGAGTCATTGGCTTGATATCCATCATCATAGCGCACACTATCCGAAACAGTAAATGAAACGTCTTCTTTGATAGTCTGTTTAGAATCAACTATAGATAATACATCAGCAAGAGTAAACTGAGGTTTATTAGTCTTTAAAGCTAGGATAGCATTAGCCACTTCTAATGATCCTACATTCAATGCCACCGGTGCTGTGTTTACTGATAATACCTTGACAGCATCTTTGATAACTGTTCTTGTTTTGCTATCATAGATTTTTTGATTCTTATCAAAATAAAATCTATTTTGTTCAACACTGGTGAAAACATAATCTGTTCCTCTCAGTCTTACTTTGTAAGTTTCACCATCAAAAATAAATGCTATCAACCAAGAAGCATCTAGGCTCTTGTTGGTAGAATCGCCTGCTTGACCTAGATTAAAATTACTAGTTTGATCTATGTTACTAGCTGTTACTATCGCCCAAGAATTGGTTGTTCTTACATATCTTATACCAAAAGTTTGATTTAGGAAACAGAGGTTGATTATTTCTGATTCTATATCGCTGGTAAATTTATTATCAAATTTAGGAACTACCTGCGATGGTACAGCACCTGTAGGAATAACCGAGCTGACTGTAATCGGGCCTCTGCCTGTTGATAAATTACCTTTACCTGCGTTTGTGCCATCACCTACAACCTGTACAACTTTGGCCCAGATATATGTCTTATGATCAGTATTCATGGGATCATAATCAACGACTTTGCCTTTGTAAAATGCTTTCGTGCTGCTAGGTGGTACAAATTTAATTAGAGCATTTACTGTTAGATATTTTAAGTTACTGGTAGTATAAGATCCTACACGTATAGGAAAACTGTCAAATGCGTTGCCAAAATAACCCGTACTTGATCCAGTATCTGCTGTGCTCTGTAACCATTTAACGTTAACGTCTGAAAGGAAAATTTTATCAAAGTTAGTAAGATAAAAATTATAAGTTTGAAAATCAGCTACTGCTGGTTCTATGACATCCTTGATATAATTCAACAAAATAGTTTTATTAGAAAGTGTAAAACTAAAAGTTCTTTCGTTGTCATATCGATAGATGATTCCGTCGTCGGCAAATACATTTACACCACTGTACTTTCCGCTAGCATCAATGATATCAAAATTCCTGCTTATACCGCTGCTACTTCTGTTGATCGATTTTACCTTGAGAATATCTTGGCTGCTAGATAGCGGAGCTAGATTATAATCTTCTCCTGTGATCATTCTATTCTGTGTATAATAGACAGCAGGAGCATTAGCACGGATAGTGTCCATGTCTTCAGATGCGGCGCTGTTATCCACGCTGTAATAGAGGCTACAGGTCACTGTCAAGGTTTCAGCAGTACCTCTAGAACTAGTATAAGGAATTGATAAAGTTACTCCTCGTAATTCGTTAGGAGAAATAATATATCTTAAACCATTGCTGACTCTATAATAAATCTTAAAAGAACCTCTAGGCAAATTGCCATACACACCGTCAGCAAATAAAAGATCTACCTGATCATTATTTTTTGTAATAGCAGAATAGATATTCTTGACGCCGTTGCTAACACTATTATAAACAATATTGTTGCCTGTCAAAGAAGAAACCTGTGTCCATTTTTCTCCTTGATTTCCTGCGGCATCGACAGCATATAGCCAAAGGTCATCATTGTTAATACCATTGGTAGTGATATTGATTATTTCGTTAACTGTCGGCTGTGTGATCGTAAAATCAGCCGTAGTCATGCTACCTTGCTTGAACAGTAAGAAAAATCCAGTATTGCTGCTAGCATTACCTTTTCCGTCTTGTCTGTAGACAAAACCTAACTTATTGCCCGGAATAGGATCTTCTTCATAGATATAATCTTTTCCGATTATGCTAGTACTAACCAATTCAAAATTCATAGAACGGCCGCCTGCTACCTTACTAAAAGTATAGATAGGAACCCCGGTATTTGAAGCATTAAATCTGTACTGATCGGTAGTGATACCGTCGATAGAAGCAGTGCCTTGACTCTTGCCAAATTCAGTAGTAGACGGCATAGCAGCATTTAAAACAGCGATAAACTGTTGATACCAATTGGTATTTGTAGGATCATTCCATATCACGGTCTGTTTAGCAAGATTGATACCGTTGGCATCTGTAAGTGTTTCTGTAGTAGAAACCGTGTCAAATTTTAGTAGCCCCTGGGCAGCTTTATTTCTCTTGGCATTATAAGATAACATACGTGCCAACCTTAACACGCTGTCTTTTCTGCTGGCTAATTCTATGAAATTTTCTCTAGATGCTAAATCAATACGGAACGCAAGATTTTGTCCCAAGAAGGCGATAAGATCAATTAAGGCGACATATTCGCTAGACTCAATATAATCGTTAAAATCTTCAGCATAGTTTTCTCTCAGATAAGCGGTCATTACCCTTCTGAGATTTTCAAAATCGTAACTGGTAAAATCAGCATTTTTGAAAGTTTGGTAAATCCTCTTCCAATCTTCTGCCAATATTAAATTATTTTGTCTAGCTGTGGTTGTCATGAATTAGCATCCTATCTTATATTTATTTGGTTTTAAAAACTGCGCATATTATCATTGAGCAGTAGTTTTACTTTCTTTCCTATTATCAAAATCAATAGCTATTTTTTCCGATAGGTTAAATTCAACATAAAAGAGATCAACCATGACTCGTATACCATATTGTGTAGTATCTACAGTCACATTCTGTACATTAACTCTGGGATCTCTGTTGACTATCTCTGTCACATCGTCGCTGATAGCTTGTATATTCACACCTGTCAAAGGTTCGTAGATCATGTTCCAGATAATAGTTCCAAAATCCGGATTCATCAGTTTTTCGCCTTTCCTAATATTGAAATGATTGAGCAGATCCTGTTTAACCAAGTCCATATCGTGCTGTTTCCAGCCAGTGGCTACACTATACGAATTAAAGCCCTTGTAGGCAAAAATATCTTGATCTAGATTGCCAGCCTGTGCCTGAGCAGTGGCTACCTGTGTTACGTTGTATATTCTGACTGTCATGCTGTTTGAGTTCCTGTATCTTTTTGTTCTCTATCGGTCTTTTCCGGTGTTGCTTTAGTAGGATCGACGTTTTCGTGGCCGCCCCAGGGTTCATGCATCGGTATCCTGCGCATGATACTTTTCTTCGGCTCTACGTTTTGATATTGTGTAGCTTTAAAATCCTGCCTTGGGTTAGTAGAAGGATTATCAAAAGTAGGCAATGTTTCGGGCTTCGATTCTATAGAGCCTGCCGGTGTAGCAGGAATAGCAGGAATAGAATTCATGTAGATCTTGTCAGCTGTTTCAATATGATTGCCTGTGGTCAATAGGTTGAGATTACCTCCGCTAGTGGTCAAAAACATATTATCGCTACTGGTCATATTGACACCCTTGGCATTCAGTTTCATAGCACCAGATGCGTTTATTTCATAATCTTTATATCCAAATTTACTAGCACCGTCTACTGTAGTTTCACTATTTCCTTTGATATAGATCTTGTTGTCTGTGCCCACTATTAATGTGTTTTCTTTACCTGTTTCTGTTTGCATTTTTTCGGCAGCTTTGATATTGATATTGCGTCCTGCTTCAATATTGATATCTCTATCCGCACAGAAATTAAAATCGTTTTCAGAATGAATGCTGACACTATCTCCGGCATAGATATCTATCTTACCATTGCTGCTCATTTCTATCCACGATGTGCCCGATCCGTGACCAATGTAGATCAAGTCTTCGGAATTGTGTAACAGTATCTGGTGTCCTGTCCTAGTACGCACACGGAAGTATTCGCTGATAGGAATCCTAACATCTCCGCCTTCATTAGCAGGAACATACTCCGGCGGGCCTTCGCCTGCTGGTTTCTTTCTAACATATCGTTCGTCGCCGTCATCCATGACGAACTGAAATCCTCCAACTCTACTCACATATGTTGGCTGAGAAATATCTTCGCTTTCACCTATTCTAGCTTTTTTAGCTCCAGATCTTTTATCTAAAGGACCCGGTGTAGATATCCCATAAACATTAGATGGCGCACTTCTACGCATAGTAGATGTAGTAGGACCGCGGAAATAATCTTTGATTAAACCTTGGTTTAGAAAAACACCTGCCATCGGATGTACTGGTTTAGCTACTTTATCTACATCTGTGCTAGTTCTATCTTTGTTTGTCGATCTGTTCATTTCGCCTGTAGGCAACGCTAGTCCAGAACCATATTTGGCTTTATCTTCAGGACTCATATCAGTTGCCGAAGAAGCTGCGATACCCGGGACCATATGATTGACATATGTATCAGGTACACATCCTAACCAATAACCTTCTCCTGTTTCTTCAACAAATATACAGAGAACAGTGACTCCAACATCTGGCGGGACAAAGCTCATTCCATAACTTTTTTGTGTATCTTGGAAAGCTGCTGCGTTTCCAGAATTACTGCCAGTGAAGCCCACATTAGTTGCGCCAAAGAAAGGTGGACAATATTTTACGATAATATTTTGCCCAGTCTTACCATAACTAGAACTGTTTTGTCCTATGAGGCTGACTAGTAGTCCTCCCATAAATGTAGTATCAGCATGACCTACTACTTTTGCTAACCTAGGGCCAGAAAGTTTGCCTGCTGTGGCTACGTTAGGATTGGTCTGATAGACTCTTGGCATTATTAATTGCCTCCACTTGCTGTTGGACCTTCTGGTACTGTATCACCTTGCGGATCTTCTCCCTGTTTCTTAGGTAGACCGGCACCCGGTGCTAAAGAAGCATCTGTTCTTGTAGCATTAATAGCATCGCTAACTTGGCCTTTATCTCTCATTAATCTTAATTTGTTTGTATACATACCGTCTTTGAAAATAGCATAACTCTTTGTTATTCTAAAAAATCCGCTGAAAGGACTATCCGATGCTCCGCTGTTGGGGAAAGGATAAGTCGCTTGTCCTCTACGAGGAGCATCGTTTGGTGTTTTAAATCTTATATAAATCCTAACTTCTTGAGAATTATAAGCTGCTGCTCCATCTGAATTGATGCCGTCTCCTTGTTTCGCAGGAAAATAACCACCGTATCCTTCATCACTAAAATAATACGGATCTCCATATATTTCGAGATCAGCAGTCAGTTGATCATAAGTGTCTATTAAATTTTTCTGCATCTGTCTTGCTACTAATACTTCAGGACTATCGGCTGCTGCGCCTGAATTTGGTGCCGGCACTGCCGAAGGATCTAAATTTGCTGGTGCTGAGCTAGTAGCACTTGTTGTCACTGCTCCACTGACTCCTGAACTATCTTGTCTTATAACAGTAACAGGTGTAGATGCGTTAGCTGCGGATGGGTTTGATCCAGAAGCATATTCTGGAACCCCTGTGAATATAGTTTGGTAATAGGTGTTATCTAGAGTTATATTCCAACTGATGATATCATCGTTTTGTCCTGTATAGAGAAAATCGTATTTCTTTCTTACTAGAGTCGGATCTAATCCTTCGGCTGGTACAGCAGGATTTTTTACCATAGCAGCATTTACTCTATAAGGCATGACATAATAATAAAAGGTCTTACCTAATTGTCCGCCACGTTTAGCATCCGGACCTAATTCAGGTTTTGGTTTCACAACAGCTCTAATAGTGAACCAATTGATGAAACCATTTTCTACTTTTTCAAAGGCTTTAGCACAAAACTCGCTGTTTAATACTATCTCTCTCACACAGGCTGTGATGGTTCTTAAACCTGAGCTTTCATCAGCAGTACCTACTGTAAATGTAAAACTTTTTTGTTTCTTGTCTCCAGAATTTACTGCGTCTCTAGAACTAGCAGCATCTCTATCTTGTTGACTTACTCTCGTTGCGTCACTGGCAAATGGTCTGCTGCCTGTATTTTCTGAAAAAGCAAAAGCAGAATCGGCCATCGCAGCCCAACGCGGAAGACTTTCATGATTTCCATCATTAAATTCACCATCTACACATTTTATAACAAAATTATCTGTCTGGCCTATAACTCCTTTTTCTTTTAATTCTATAAAAATGTCATCTAGTAATTTTGAAAGAGAACCTTCGATAGGATCCTCACCCCCTAATGCTTCTTCTACAGTTTTACCAAAAGGTGCTACTGTATTTTTTAATGAATTGTTTACATTATTAAAAGCTTCTTGGCCGGCCGGCATTCCTTTGACTTTATAGATTGTACCGCTATCTGTATATGTAAAACTTATTTCCGTAAAACTAAACGGCAAATATCTAGTAGCTGCTGGTATCTTAGCACTGTTTCCTTCCGCTGTCCAGCCAACATATTCTAGTTTTAAAACATATCTAGCATCTGTAGTATAATTTCCCCATCCTGCTTTTAACGATGCTACCTGTAAAGTTTGTAAAAACAAACCCATACTATAAGGTTCATAAATGTCAAATTTAAAATTAGCTACAGGTTCGATACCGCTAGAATTTGTTATCTGCATAAATTCAACATTGTTAATGAAGAATTCTGTTTTGCCATAATAGTTTCCTACTCTCTTGTTGTTGTCTCTACCACCTTCTGACAACATGATATAAGTTAACGATCCGCCCTCTTTTCTATAACTTGTAGGATCGTTTAATTGAGCAGGAGTTAAACAAGCTATGCTGAACAGATATGTATAACTGGCATATTTTTTTAAAGGATTAGGTATTAGATTAGGAAACAGACTATCGGGGTTTGTAGAACTGCTAGGCGTGACAGCAACTGTCGCTGCGTTAGACGTCGCTGTAACTCGTACTACATTAGAAGACGAAACAAATGTCTGAGGTAGAGTTGAGCCTTCTGCCATATTATAATCCTAAATATCTTAACAGGTCAGTTTTTTTTGGTATAGAAATCACTGTTCCAGTTTCAAAATCGTAAACAGGATCTTTTAGGACATCCATATTTCTCTGAGCAAACACCCACCATAAAGCAGCGTCACCATATAGATCATAAGCTAGTAGATCCGGTCTATGATCATATTGACTACCGATAGAATACTTAACATCCGAATCAGCTGCCGGTATCTGCCTGATAGTCAATGTATCAAGATAATTGTTTACTATCTTGGTCGTATACCAAGGTGAAGTTCTAGTGTAGGTAGCAGTCATTATAGAATTCCTTGAGCGGTTCCGCTAACATAATCTGCTATAGAAAATTCTCGCAGTTGAGCTCTGTTATAAACAGGCGATACTATAACAGTAATCGAATTAGTCATTGGTACCCAATGTGGGGTTCCTCCCACGACAATCTTTTTATAGTTGGCATCTTTAGGCATTTCTGTACTAAAACTTTTAATCACTACAGGAACATTGTTAAAGAAATATGTACCGTATCCGGATAAAGTACAAACAATAGGTGGATTTCCAGCTGGTGTACTTTTTCCATAAAACATCTTAGTAGCACCTCTTAAAAATGCTACCACTGCTACAAAATATTTGGCATCGTCATCATTTTGTACTGCGAAATCTCCAGTGATTGTTATATCTTCTACGTTGCTGTTTTTATAAGATTGTACAGCAAAGTTATTATGCATCGGCTCTGTCGTGTTATAGTTTGCTTTATGTGTGACCATAACAGACGGTGTAAAAGGAAAAATCATACCATTGGTTTTTTTCAACGGCTCTAATATGTCAGGTGTGGCACCATTGCCTAATAAGGCAAAATTAGTATTCAATCTCACACGCCAATCGTTAGGATTGGCAGGACTTGCTATCGTAGAAAATGCTGTAGTAGCCCCATCGAATATGTTAGAAAAATCTGGCAAGCTGAATCTTATATTTCTGATAGATTCTACCAAATCAAAACCTGCTTTGGCAATACCTGCTGCGGTCTGTGCTAGACCTGTTACCGCGTTACCGATAGCTTGAGGTAGCTGCATCAATGCTGCCGCAGCTCCTAGTACTCCGAGAGCTTTGTCTAGACCAGTTAGATTCAGACTAGGCAATCTTAGTCCGCCGCCACCGCCGCTGCCGCTGCCACCACCATTAAGTGAACTGCCAGCCAGGCCACCTAGCTGATTAGCATAGTTTATATTGCTAGAGTACAAATACTCCTTAGGAGCACTGTAACCAGTCAAGAAGCCAGTATAACCTTTATCTGTAGCCGCATAGATCGTCGGTTTAGTTGTGGTTCCTGCTGTCGATTGCGTTGTTGTAGGTAAAGCCATGTCTTTTGGTATCCTTTACTCTATTTATTTCCTTAAAAATGTGCTATTATATAAGTAATTCTGAGGACCATTGAATGACCACAACTAAAATAAAATACTTAACTAACAAGGACCTACTCAAAGAAATACACCGAAGCAAAAATACATACTGTTCATATGTAGCACCTGAATTTTCGGACTATGATTTAATACTGCCCAGCTTGGAAAAAATCAATATTCGTACTATTGCCGAAGCTAAACGAGTAAGGGCAGCACGTCTATCCAAACAAGCATATGAAAAAGCAGCTCTAACAGATAAAAAAGCTTCTGCTAAAAACTTTGAAATCGATTATAAAAAGATACTAAAGACCGATGTTGTTTTTAGGATCGTGTCGTGGGAACATATTCCATTGGCACCTGGTCGGAAAAAGACTGTTAAAAATACCGCAGACAGTCACGAAAAAATCAACTTTCCTCCATTCCAACATTGGAAGTTTGATGACAATGATAACCTAATCTGCGTAGGCAAAAGCCACTGGATCGGTGGTATGGAAAACGGACACTTTAGCAAAGAACACGGACGCATGACTGATAATCTTGCTAGGATGTTTATCAAACTCTGCGAGCGTTACGCTACCAGAGGTAATGTCAGAGGATATACCTACAACGATGAAATGCGAGGACAAGCGATCTTACAGCTTACTCAAATTGGCCTTCAGTTCGATGAAAGCAAGTCTAATAACCCTTTCGCTTACTATACTGCTGCCGTTACTAACAGTTTTGTACGGATCATTAACATTGAAAAGCGTAATCAAAATATTAGAGATGACATCCTTGAAATGAATGGTATGAATCCCAGTTGGACCAGACAGAACAGCGGTAAATCAACTAGCGCAGGGCCTGTTAGTCCTGTAGTGAGCGACGCAAATTTTAACATGGATTGGGGCAGCGACGATTGACTTTGTCAACGTTGCCGTCTACAATTTAATTAGGAGTTTCGTCGATGGGATTATTCAACAAAGTCGCTTGTTTCACAGATATCCATTTTGGCCTTAAATCAGGTAGCAGGATCCACAACATAGATTGTGAAGATTTTGTCATATGGTTCTGTGAAGAAGCTAAAAAAGCAGGAGCTGAAACTTGTATCTTCTTAGGTGACTGGCATCATAACAGGTCAACTACTGATGTCAGCACCATGAACTATACAGTTAGCAACATCGAAAGACTGAATGCTAACTTTGAAAAAGTCTATTTCATTTTAGGCAATCACGATCTATTCTACAAAGACAAGCGAGAAATTAATTCTATTGAATTCATGCGCCTGTTTCCAAACGTTGTGCCTATCAAGGATCCGCTAACATTAGACGGTGTGACTTTTTTACCATGGTTAGTAGGCGATGAATGGCGTACTGTGCCAGATATCAAAAGTCGTTACATTTTTGGACACTTTGAATTGCCATTATTCTATATGAACGCTATGGTACAGATGCCTGATCACGGTCAATTACAAAGCAACCATTTCGTTAACCAAGAATATGTGTTTAGCGGACATTTTCACAAACGTCAAACACAAGGCAATATTACTTATATTGGTAATGCTTTTCCACACAACTACGCAGATGCCGGCGATGATGATCGAGGTATGATGTTGTTAGAGTGGGGAGGTGCGCCGGAATATCGAACTTGGCAACAACAGCCTGTTTACAGACACTACAAACTCAGCCGCATCATAGATTCTCCAGATACACTGTTAAAGTCTAAGATGCACTGTCGTGTTACCATAGACGTTCCTATCACTTTCGAAGAAGCTAACTTTATCAAAGAAACTTTTATAAAGCAATATGATCTTCGAGAGCTGATGTTGATACCGGAAAAAACAGAAATCGAATCTAGTAATGCTGTTCCTGTGGATCTACAGTTTGAAAGTGTAGACACTATCGTGATGAATCAGATAACCAGTATAGATTCCGAAACATATGACAAGAAGCTGCTGTTGGAGATCTACAATAACCTATGATAAAGATCAAGAATTTAACTGTTAAAAACTTTATGAGTGTGGGTAATCAAACCCAAGCTGTGGATTTTGACAAGGGTCTGCTAACTTTGGTGCTAGGTGAAAATCTAGATCTCGGCGGCGATGATATAGGAGCCCGCAACGGCACAGGTAAAACTACTATCATCAATGGTTTAAGTTATGCTATCTATGGACAAGCACTGACAAATATCAAACGTGATAATCTTATCAACAAGATCAATAGCAAAAACATGCTAGTTACTATCACGTTTGACAAGGATGGGCAAGAATATCATATTGAGCGCGGACGTAAACCCAATCTACTGAAGTTTAGCATTAACGGTCAAGAACAAAACCCAGACGATAAAGACGAAAGTCAAGGCGATTCTAGAGAAACACAGAAAGAAATCGAAAAAGTAATAGGTATGAGCCACGACATGTTCAAACACATCGTGGCTTTGAATACCTATACCGAGCCTTTCCTTAGCATGAAACCCAACGACCAACGTGCTATTATCGAACAGTTGTTAGGAATCACTATCTTGAGCGAAAAAGCCGAACTGTTAAAAGAAGGCATACGCATTTCTAAAGACATGATCGCTGCCGAAAATACCAAGATAGAAACTATCAAGGTATCTAATGAGCGCATACAGCAAAGTATCGAAGCATTAGAAAGAAAACTCAAACTATGGCAAACTAACAAAGATAATTCTATCAATGATCTAGAAAAAGCTATCAAGAAACTTGGTTTGATAGACATCGATCAAGAGATTGAAAATCAAAAAGCACTGGCAGAATGGAGCAAGAACAAAAAAGATCTAGACAGTCTCAATTCGCAGATGTCTAGACAGTCTGCGACCAAAGATAGAGAACAGAAAAATCTAGATAAACTAGAAAGCGAACTGCTGACTTTAGCTGAACACAAATGTCATAGCTGTGGACAAGACATTCATGACGAGAAACACATGGTTATGGTCGAGAAAAAAGCACAGCAAGTAGAAGAAAGCCAAGCTGCCGTTGCTGAATCAGAAAAACAAATAGCAGAACTACTAGACGCTATCGCAGAAATAGGCGAGCTAGGAGCAGCACCTCTGGTTAATTACGACAATATCGACGATGCTTATAATCACAAGACTACTCTTAGCGGTCTAGAAAAAGATCTAGCAGCCAAACAAGCTGAACAAGATCCGTATCAAGAACAAATCGATGAACTTAGAAACACAGCGGTACAGGAAATAGACTGGAGCAAGGTCAATGATCTAACCAAAGTCAAAGATCATCAGGAGTTTTTGTACAAATTACTGACTAACAAAGATAGTTTTGTACGTAAAAAAATCATTGATCAGAATTTAAACTATCTAAACACACGTCTAACTTATTATCTGGATAAGATAGGATTGCCACATACTGTGGAATTCCAAAGCGATCTTACTGTGCTTATCACACAACTAGGACAAGATCTAGATTTTGACAATCTAAGCCGAGGAGAACGCAATAGATTGATCTTGAGCTTGAGCTGGGCGTTCCGTGATGTGTGGGAAAACCTATATCAAAGCATCAATTTACTGTTTATCGACGAAATGATCGATTCAGGCATGGATGCTAGTGGTGTAGAATCCAGCATAGCTATCCTAAAGAAGATGACACGTGAACGCGAGAAGAATGTGTTTTTGATCAGCCATAGAGACGATCTAACCAGCAGGGTTAATCAGGTGCTCAAGGTCATCAAGGAAAACGGTTTCACTTCATATTCTAACGATGTAGAAATACTACAATGAGCACAGATACGCATGATCGCTTGATCAAAGCCTTCCAGGAATATTTTAAATGGCAGGACAAGTTTGAGTACGGCACAAGCGATGCTGCTGGTATAAAGGCACGATATTGGTTATCAGAAATACGCAATGAGGCAAGTGTAAGGCGAGTAGAAATACAAAACAAAAGGCAAAACCGTAAGGAATCCAGAAAAGGCAAGCTAGGAAGGCCACCGAAAATAACTAAGTGAGTGCTTTGGACATATCAAAATCAAATCGTAGAAGAAATACCCGAAGGCTATATTGGCTTTGTTTATCTCATCACGAATCTTACTACCGGCCAGAAGTACATAGGCAAGAAACTAGCACAATTTAAACGTACTAAACCTCCTCTCAAAGGCAAAAAACTCAAGCGCAGAAGCACAGTAGAAAGCGATTGGCGCGATTACTGGGGTTCTAGCGACAGGTTAAACGCAGACGTCCAAGCATTAGGTCCGGAAAACTTCACCAGAGAAATACTTTATTACTGTAAAAGCAAGGCAGAAATGGGCTATTTAGAGGCAAGAGAGCAGTTTGAACGCCGAGTTTTAGAAACAGATGACTATTATAATGGCATTATAAACGTCAGAGTAGGCGGCTCAAACATACTTAGGCAGCGTCTTTTAGAGCACGAAAAGGCAAAATAATCGCCAAAAAAACCCGCACCGGTGACTGTTATGGTGCCCAAAATCCGCTCTGATGTGTGGCGGTAAGGAACTCTACCTTGGCGAAGAGGTACTCAGCAACTATCCTTTACAGGACGTCGATCGCAAAAAAGCCTGCGGTTTTGCTGTTTGAACGGAGTCAATATAGGCTAAATGAGGGGAGAAAAACCCCACGTATACGCTAGTGATAGCAGATTAGCGTATGCCGCCGTCATGATAAGACGGAGCTCGAGGTACCGGATGACCGCCTCTGTAATGCTCTACTGCTGTGTGACTGTGCTACTCAGATAATGCTCAGTTTTATTTTTAGCCCGGCGACGGGCTAAGTGTGACCATACTATCTAGATAATACTTAAATGCTTCGCATCTAAGATTAAATACTATCAGAAGAAATAAAATGTGGCTGAGCGAAAGCGATAGACACAAGTGAGCGTAGCTCACTTCAAAAAGAATAAATATAAAATAGAATTTAGGAAACGTTCACTATGAGAATCAATGATATCTTAATCGAATCACAGGTCAAAGAAGCACCACAAGGCATGCTCAAACGAGCTGGACTTGGTATAATGAGTAAATTTGGCAGTGATAAAGCTGCTGGTAAACTAGATACTGGTGCTATCGCTAATGCTCTAATGAGAGATTTTAACAGATTCCTTGGTGCTACTAAGCTAGAACCTGATGCTGATGCTGTACTACGTTTCCTACAAAGCAAAGGTTATCCATCTGATGGCGCTAAGATGGTTTTAGACAAAGAAGCTAACTCTGCTACTGGTAACAGAGCTCCGAAAGGTCCTATGGGCGGTGGCATCATGGGCAAGATGAAAGGCGCTGCTGGCTCTTTAGGCAACAGGCTAAAAGCTAATCCTGAACAGCCACAAGACAGGATTGAGCCAACAGGAGACGACGATGCGACAGCTACAGCTCAACCTAGCGCATCACAAGCACAACCAACAGCACAACCAACAGCAACAGCACAACCAACAGCAGCAGCACAACCAACAACAAAACCTAGCGCATCACAAACACAAACGCCAGCGCAACAGAACACTAATAAAATTGATAAAAAAGCACGTAAAGCCGCAGGTAAAGCTGCTATGGCTACACAGCAGGCTGCAGCTGACGCTCAGAACAAACCTGGATGGGCACGGACCGCTGATGATAAGATAAGAATACAGGCCGCAAAAGGTGTTAATGCTAATGCTGCCGGATCTTTTAAGTCAGGAGCAGCTAAAATCCGTTCTAAAGGTCTAAACATGAGCATGTACACTGAAGAAGCTCTTCCACAAGCTACACTAGACAAAGCATTCATGCAAGCTGCTCATGATGCTGCCAAGATGGGCTATGGACTAGATCCAAACACAGGTAATATCGTTGACCAAGGTGGTGCCGCACAAGGTCCTATGGGTGGAGGCAATCAAGGTGCTGCCCAGGGCGGTGGCAGTGCTTGGGACAGTTTTAAACAAGGTGTCGCTGGAGGTCTAACTGGACAGCAAGCAGGCGATGCTTCTGGTGGCGGACAAAGCGGTATACAAGGTTCGCTAAACGTCAATGCGTTAACACAGCTATTGCCTAATGTCAATCCAGCTCAATTAAAAATGGCTGTGAGCACGGTCAAGAGCGGTGGACAGTTAAGTAGGACACATCAAGCAGTGCTAGCATCTGCTATGATCGATCTGATGAAAGCTGATCCTGCTACTACACAAAAAGCATTCACGCTGTTAAAACGAATACAGGCTTAAAAGAAAGGCAGTCCAGAAGTCTTAGCGATTTCTATATTTTCTTTTACTAACTTCTGTATTATTTCTCTTTCCTCATAGCTGAGGTTCATGGCTTCGGTATAAGACATTCCTCCACGCAGGTACCATATACATCTAAAAGCTTCAAGTTTAACGTCTTTGGCCTGTTCGTCAAGGGCTTTCGTCTCAGCCAGGATTTCATCAATCGTTAACGACGAAAGCCTGAACCGAAAAAATCCGAGCTGTCCATGTTAAGATCTACGGACCATTCGTGCTCGCATTTGGAACATTTGGCTTTAAATGAGCTCATAGTTCCGCTTTCTTTGCTTTTGTTTACAGCATCAGTGATAGATTGGAATATAGATTTATCAGCGTTGGTTAAAAATTCTCTGATAAACTCTGGATTATCTGTGCTACCTTCTGTACTTTCGATCTTACTAATACAATTAACAGCAGAATCGATAGTCAAATCAGTGAGCTTGACAAAACTTTCTTGGAACATCCTAACTTTTTCCTGTTCCTCGATACGATCATCATTGATGATAGAAAATATACGCTGGTGTTCAAATGCTTTTAAGCTGACTTTGGTCAATTGATTGTAGTCCATAGGACGTAGATGAACCAACATACTATCGCCTATCTCGACAGTTTTATTGAAATTTACTTTGTTAAGACTATCTAACACATTCCTTAGATCAACAGCTAGATCATTTACAGTTTCGCATTTAGGACAACCTGCGGTGACATCCATTTCTTCGCCGTAGGTAGCGATACGGATAGCTACTAAGATAGCATCAACATCTAAGCTAGGCACTGCCCAACCATCTTTGATGTTAGGTACACAGCTACGTATAACTTCTACAGTAGCAGCACCGTTCATCAGCGCATCTGGTGTTTTAAACAACAGTTCATCTCGAGCTGTCATAGCAAACACAGGATACTCGTTGTTGATAGTTTTTTCTAAAGCACCTTCTGGGTAAAACTCTCCTTTGCTAGGCAGCGAAATCCAAATTTTGGGCTGTCGAAAAAATGCTGCTAGAGGATTTTTATCTGTTTTCACAGCAGGTGCTGGCTGCGCAGATGTTGGGTTTAAGTTGTTGATAAATTCTGCCATTTTCTATACCTATAAATATAATAGTGTTCAGATATTTATATGCGTAGATTTCTGGCATTTTCATAATTGGTAGGAAAGATGGCCATACAAAAAGTACAAATCCTGGGTGGTGAACTAGACGGTGTCGTTATTGAAAACGCTGCCAGCGAAGCTACCTTACAGGAAATTATCAAATCGGTCAATTCTATCAACAAATCCATGGGCGGCAGTTCTGGTGGCGGTGGAGGCGGTGGTGCTGCTAACAGAGCAGACAATACTGATAAAGCCAAATCTGAATGGGGTAAAAAACTAGCTAAAGGCATAGGTGCTTTAGCAGGAACTACTACTAATCTCGCTGGCATGATAGCCAGCGGCAGCGACAAGATGAGTGAATATTCAGCGGCGCTGAATAATGGACTGATCAAGAATTTGCCTTTCGTTGGAGAAACACTTGGTGCTCTAGGAGATGTGTTTGTCCAAGGTGTTAAAGTACTAGAAGGTTGGAACGATAATCTTAAAAAATCATCGTCATATGGTGCTAATTTTAACAACAGCATCATGGAAATGAGATCAGTAGCAGCCGGTCTTTACCTAGACATGGACGGACTTAGTCAATTAATAGCTAAACGCAGCAAAGATTTTGCTATGCTAGGACGAGGAGTCACTGAAGGTGCGAGAGAAGTTTCAGATTTTTCTCGAGAAGTTTATAAAGGTTCAGGCGGTGTTGGTGAAAGGATGCTTAACTTGGGCAGAACTGTTGACCAACTAGCAGACAACATGACCTCTTGGTATACCATGGTCAACCGAGGTGTGAGAGACAATAGGATACAAGGACCAGCAGCAGCCCAAGCCTTTGAAAGTTACATGAAAAACATCATGTTGATTTCTAGGATGACTGGAGAAAGCGTAGAGGATCTACAGGCAAAAGCTGAAAAAGAAAGTCAAAACGCAGCTTTCCAATTAAAATTAAACAGCTTGGCTCCTGAAGCTAGAAACCGTATCATGCAACAGATGACCTATTTCCAAAGCATGTATGGCGAAACTGGAGCTGAACTGTTTAGAGCACTGTATCTAGGAGTAGCACCACAGACTGATGCTGCTCAATTGTTAATGACACTAAATCCTCAACTGGTAGCAGAAGCAAGACGAGGACAAGCTCTAGCTAAATCAGGACTAGATGAAGAAGAATACGGCAAGCGTATGAGAAGAAGCAGAGCCGAAAGTCTATTCCAATCTGCTAGACTAGGTAAAGCCAATGACGCACTTTATTCTATGATAGCCAGTGGTGCGCCTGGCATGAAAGAAATAGGGCAGTCCACGGAAGCATTAAACAGGACTACTCTAAAAATTGCGAACATGAAATCTGTAGATGAGATAGAAGGATTCTTGTTACAGCTTGAAAATCAAAATAAAGAAGGTGATCCATTAACTAGGATATTAAATGCGTTTGGACTCAGCGCACACGACTTCCAGACAAAAGTGATAGATGTGCTATTGCCGATATTAGAAGGTATAGGTAGCGAATTGATCAAAGCTGGTGTAGCTGACAAGATGAAAGAAATGGGCACGACACTAGGCCGATGGGTAGGTGAGTATCTACCCGATGCTGTAGGATTTTTTGAAGAACTTACAGATGCTAATGGGTGGAAAAGATGGAATGTCAAGATCGAATCATGGTTTAGCACTATAACTGCTTATCTAAGATATGCTATAAGGAAAGCCTTTGAAAGTCCTGAAGCAGATAATCAACTAAAACAAGAATTAGAAGAAGTACTCAAACAGAAAGAACGTGATCTAGCAGCTATTCCTAAACCAGCAACACCGATAGCTGACGCAGCAAGACGTGGTTATGCTGCGGCATTAGAAACACAAAGAAGAGAAGCACGTGAAGCAGCCGCTGGCGGCGGTGCTCCTATTCCCGGAGGACCTGGACCTGCTCCACAAGGTTATACTTATGGTCCTCAGGAAAACATGACCGACGGCAGCAACGGTCGACTACCAGACAGCGCATTAGCTAGCATAGGACAAGGACGTCATAGATTACAACCAAGCGCGGCTAGAGCTTTTATAGCCATGGCTGATGCTGCTCGTCGAGAAGGTATCAATCTAAATGTAACTGATTCATATAGAACATTCGCAGAACAAGTAGACGTTAAAAATAGAAAACCCACACTGGCTGCTCGACCAGGATTTTCTAAACATGGTTGGGGATTAGCAACAGATATCAATGTACGTGATCCTAAAGTTTTTGATTGGCTAAAAAGGAATGCTACTAGATTTGGATGGGAAGGGCCTTTACAACAACCATACGAACCATGGCATTGGCAATTTAAAGGAATGAGTACTGGTACCTTAGGTACTATGGGAAAATTGTTTGGAGAGTTTGGAGCAGGAACTCCTGTCGAACTACACGGACGAGAAGCTGTTATCACACCTAGCCAGATGGAAGATATAATCTCAACAGGCGGCAAGGTTAATGTAGGAGAAATGATCAATGATCTAAATTCTAAGATGAACACTCTTATCAGCATCTATAAAGAAAAAATAGACATTAATAAATCTCACCTAGAAACTTTAAGACATCAATCAGGTAATATGATCTATGCCTAATAGCAATGTAGAAATAATCATATCAGGAACCAGAGGCGTTATAGACAACGCAGTTTCTGAAGCCAGCTTACAAGAACTTCTTAAAGCTATACAGAAACTTGACAAAAATTCAGGTGGAGAAACTAACAGAGGAAGCACTGCCGGTGCTGCCGCAGCTTACGAAAAAAGCTCAAGCGAAATAGCGGATTCTATATCAAAATTAGACAGCAAAGCTGCTAATGCTATCAAAAAAAGCGTAGACATGTTCAAAGGTGCTATGGACAGAAACACTAATACTTTTAGTGATTTTGCCAGAGTAATGAACGATACTTTTATCAAGAAAGTTCCGTTAGTTGGCGGGCTAGTTGGAGGTTTCCTTGATATATTTGTGATGACCACAGCGGTAGTAGAAGGTTGGAACTCGACTCTTAAAAAGACTTCTGCTGTTGGTGCTAACTTTGGTAATAGTGCGTTGGCTCTACGTCATGCTGCTGCTAATGCCAGGATGGATTTAGATGAATTTGCTAATCTGGTAGTTTCTAATGCTCAAGGGTTATCTCTATTATCTGGAGATGTTAGATCAGGCGCTGAACGCCTATCTATGAGTTTTGAAAATCTATATAATGGAACTAGTGGTGCTAGAGAAAGACTGTTACAGCTGGGAATAAATCAAGAAGAATCTGGAGATATGTTTGCTAAATGGTTGATAATGACCAATCAGGGCAATCAAGAAAATACACAGAGGACAGCTAATCTTAACAAAGCGTTTGTTGGTTATATAGAAAACCTAGATGCGCTAGCATCTATGTCAGGAGTTGACAGAAAATCTCTAGCTCAAAAAGTAGCAGCAGTTGAACAAGATGTGATCTATCAAAGATCATTGGCAAAATTAGATCCACAAGAACAAGGCAAGATGAGAACTAGACTGACTAGGATGATAGCTCTGTTTGGAGACCAAGGTGCCGACTTACACAAAGCACAGGCGGCAAACACTACACCAGTCACGCAAGGTGCTTTCCAAATATTGGGATTAGCACAGGGTATGAGACAGGTTCTAGAAGAAGATCTAAGACAGGCTAGAGATCATAATGTAACCGAAGAAGAATACAACAAAGGTGAATCTGAAAGAACTTTTAAATTGTATCGAGTAGGATTACAGCATTTTAAAAACAACAGGTCGTTCTTTATGGCCACACTGGCCACAGCTGAAGGTCAACGACAATTAGGCCCTGGCATGACTAAAATGTTACAAGATCTTCTTAGTTTTGGTGATATCAGCAAGATGACTGATGCTGAACTTAGGAAAGCTATAGAAGACAGTAGAAATAAAAAAAACAAATACGAAGGTATAACAAAAATCCTAGATACATTTAGTTTAGCATTCAAAGATGCTAGGAAAAACTTTTTTGACACATTGATACCTGTATTAAAAGGTATGGGAGAAGCATTAAAACCTCTACCTGCTTTATTAAAACAAGCAGGTGAAGATCTTTCTAAATGGATCAAAGATGTTGCTATGCCCGCTATGACTGCTGTATATGATAATATGTTTAGCGAAGAAGGCAGGAACAAGATATTTGTACATCTCGAAGGCTGGGCAAGATTGATGTATGTAGAAATAAAAAGGCTTATATCTGATTTTCTTGTAGCCCAAGGAGCTCCAGACAGTGTCGTAAGTTTATTTTTAGGAAAATATGACGATAATTTACGAAGAGCTCAAATGAAAAATGCGTTAGGAAGAGCAGCAGCCGGAGGCGGCATGACTTCTTCTGGAGGAGCTACAACAATACAAAGAGATGCTGGTTCTGTGATAGCACCAGACGCATCAACTGAATCAGAAACTATGACAATAGCTAACACTATTGGTGTTAATACTCAACAATTTGTCGCTCCGTCTGCTGGTGGCAAGATGACCGGTACATATCTTACACAAGATCAAACTAGAGAACTGGTGGTGCCCGGCGCTTCTGAGTTTGGATCTGCTACGGTTCCATTAGAAAATTCCACAAGAAGATGGGAATTCGCTAAAGGTCATGAACCATTTGGTGCTCCATTTAATGGTTTGATCACTGTAGCTGACATCGAAAAACAAATTGTAGAATTATGGGATGAAAAAGCTAATTCCGGAGAAGGTATAACTCTAAGGATTTCGGGATTTGATAAAGAAAAAAGTAAAGCTATTTTTGATGCTATACGAGGAAAACCAGTAACTGCTGGACAGACTATAGGTATAGGACCAAACAACCTGTTAACAGGGTCTTGGTTTAGTTATCTAACACCTAATACTGTACAAGTACAAGGATTTAGAGGAAAACCAGAAAATGAAAGGACGTTTGATCCTAGAATATTTTTTCCAGGTGAAGGACCAAAAGCAAATAATCCAGCAGCATCGACTCGAGCAGCTCCGGGAGCACCGCCCGCTTCTCGTGCGTATGGATCTCTAGGTGCTACAGGCAAGCTGTTTGAAGAATTTGGAGCAGGTACAAAAGCGATTCTACATGGCAGAGAAGCTGTAGTTACACCTCAACAGCTGGAAGGAATAGTTAATAGCAAAGATCAAATCGAGATGGTACAATTCATTTCTAGTTTAAATACTAATATGGCCAATCTTCTAGAAATAGCCAGACAAGAACTATATATAGATCAAAACAAAGCACATGTTCAAAAAGGAGTTAAAATGCCTTACATGGCATAATTGGAGAATACAGTGAGCTGGAAAAAATATTTTACACCCGTTACAGTTGGAGCGCAAACAGGGACATTCAGCCCACTGGGCAATGGTTCTCGTCCGGGTCCAGCCAAAGTAAATTATAGTTCTTACCTGCCCGACGTCTACGCAGGTACACCTAATCGTACAGAACGTTATATGCAATATGACACTATGGACATGGATTCAGAAGTCAACGCAGCGTTAGATATTCTAGCAGAGTTTTGTACGCAGGACAACAGAGACAACTATACAGGATTCCAATTCCAGTTTAAAGGCACACCTACAGCCACTGAAGTCAAGATATTAAAAGACAGTTTACAAAAATGGCACAAACAGAATCAGTTCGATACTAGACTGTTTAGGATCATTAGAAATATATTCAAATACGGTGATGCGTTCTTTGTACGTGATCCAGAAACTAAAAAATGGTTTTATGTAGATCCAGGTAAAGTTACCAAGATCATCGTCAACGAAAGCGAAGGCAAAAAACCAGAACAGTATGTTGTTAGAGATTTTAATCTCAACTTTAAGCATCTCGTAGCTACAAACATAAGCCCTAACACTAGCAACACACCCGCAGGCACAGCCAACTATATCAGCGGTGGCGCACTAGGAAGAGGCATGGTAGGAGCAGCACCTACACAGACTGGCAGCAGATTCAGCGTAAATCAAAACGAAATCGCTATAGATGCTGAACATGTTATACACATCAGCTTATCAGAAGGACTAGATAACAACTATCCATTTGGCAACAGCCTGTTAGAATCTGTATTCAAAGTCTACAAGCAAAAAGAATTGCTTGAAGATGCTATCGTTATCTATCGTATACAACGTGCTCCGGAACGTCGTGTGTTTTATGTAGACGTTGGTAACATGCCCGCACACATGGCCATGAGCTTTGTTGAGCGTGTGAAAAATGAAATCAATCAACGTCGTATACCTAGCCAAGCAGGCGGCGGACAGAACATCATAGATGCTAGCTATAATCCGTTGAGCATCTCTGAAGACTACTTCTTTCCCCAGACCGCAGAAGGTCGAGGATCAAAAGTAGATGTTCTACCAGGTGGTACTAATCTAGGCGAAATCGACGATCTACGCTACTTTACTAATAAACTATTCCGTGCTTTGCGCATACCTAGCAGCTACTTGCCAACCATGCCTGACGACAGTCAAGCACAGCATGTGGATGGCAAAGTAGGCACAGCCTACATTCAAGAACTGCGTTTTAACAAATATTGCGAACGTCTACAGAGCCTGATGATCGGAGAGTTTGATCTAGAATACAAGAGATGGTTGATAGATCAAGGCATCAATATTGACAATTCTCTGTTTGAACTTAAATTTAATCCTCCACAAAACTTCGCAGCTTATCGTCAGAGCGAACTGGACAACGCTAGAGTACAGACGTTTGCTGCTTTACAAGAAGTGCCTTACCTCAGCAAGCGTTTCTCTATGAAACGTTTCTTAGGATTGAGCCAAGAAGAGATCGTAGAAAACGAACGTATGTGGAAAGAAGAAAATGGTTCTACTGTAGCAGCAGCTCTAAACGCAGCAGCAGAATTGCGTGGAGTAGGAGTTACACCGGACGGTATTTCAGGCGATCTAGGCGATCAAACAGCAGAAGCACCAGAAGATATGGCAGCGGCTGCTGAACCAGGAACCTCAGAAGCACCAGAAACAGCAGCAGCTACAGCAGCACCGCCAGCACCACCGACTCAGCAGACTATCTAATAAATACAAGATGAAACTTTACGAATTCTTCTATTTCAACGACCAACAAAACGAGTACGTAGACGACAAACGCTACGAAAATCGTGCTGATACCAGTGTCTTAAGAAAAGACGACACACGTAAGATTTCATTGACTCTTCGACAAATCAATCAGCTTCGCAAGCAAAGCGAAGCCCATCAGTTCGAACAGGCTGCTGAGCTAGAATTTATACAGCAGATGTATGGACAGAAACCTGAAGCAGAACAGCCCGCAGCCTAATAACACAGCATTTGTACTCGGTAACGGACGCAGTAGACTGCGTGTAAATCTTGCTGAGATGAAAAAATGGGGCAAGATCTACGGCTGTAACGCACTATATCGAGAATTTGATCCAGACTTTCTAGTGGCAGTAGATGTCAAAATGATCAAAGAAATAGTAGCCGCGGGCTATCAATACAAGCGTCCTGTATGGACTAATCCTAATAAAGAAGTGTTAAATGAGCAGGGTATAAACTTTTTTAACCCTCATAAAGGTTGGAGCTCAGGTCCTACAGCACTTTGGTTAGCTGCTAGCCACGGCATAACCAACATCTATATTCTGGGTTTTGACTATCAAGGAATAGATCAAAAATTCAATAATGTATACGCAGACACTCCAAATTACAAGTGTAGCAGCGAACCTGCTACCTATTTTGGCAACTGGAGCAATCAAACTGAACGTGTGATCAAGGAAAATCAAAAAGTAATATTTACAAGGGTAGCAGAAAAAGATGCTTTCTGCCCTAAGAATCTGTCTGATATAACAGGCAATCTCCGACATATCAATTTTGAACAGTTCGAAGAGGATTTTCCTGGTTGCGTATTTAAATAATCAAAATTGATCAAAAAAGCATCATTTAATACCCAAATATTATCTTAGCATTAAATATATTCGACAGCCCCACAATATTCAGGAGGAATTAACATGGCAGACAAGAATAAAATCGCAGAAATGCTAGAGCATATCGTAAACAACGATACCGCTAAAGCAGAAGAAATCTTCCACAACTACGTAGTGGAAAAATCCCGTGAAATTTACGAAAATCTAATCGAAAGCGAATTAGAAGAAGAAGATCTAGGCGAAGAAGACGACGAAGAAAATGATGACATGGATGAGTCATTTGAAGACGTCGAAATGGGCGAAGCTGATGATGAAACTGACGACATGATCGACGATATGGAAGGCGATGATGAAGGCGGTGAAGAAGGCGAAGAAAACCCATTCGGTGACGAAGAAGGCGAAGAAGGCCATGACGAAGATGCTGAAGCAACCAAGGGCGATATCAAAGACCTAGCTTCTGCTATCGACGAACTACAAGCAGCTTTTGACCAATTCCTACAAGGCGAACAGCATGAAGAAGAAACAGGCGAACCAGGTGACCACGCAGGACACATGGACGCTGCTGCTGACGCACTAGATGGTTCAGAAGAATTTGAAACAGTCGAAGACCTAGACACAGTACGTGAATACGTAGAAAAAGTTGGTAACGATTGGGACAAAAACAATCAGAAAGGCGAAGGCAAGGCCGTAGGCGCACAGTCTGGTTCAGTAACAGGTGCTACAAATACCAAGAGCACAGTAGCTGGCAAGAATGACATGGGCGGAACAACTGCTAACATCGCAAAAGGCGGCGAAGGCGGTGGTTCAGAAACAGGTCTAAGCAAGAACAAGCCACAAGACATGAACACAGGTAACATCAATGTTCCTGGTGGAAAAGCAGGCAGTGCTTTTTCTAAGAAAGAACCAGGACATGGCGCAGAAAAGAAAGGTTCAGGCGAATCAGCTGATAACACAGCAAGTCTTTTCCGCGGTAAGAAGTAATCGGAGCCCTTTAGGTGAAAAACTACCTTAGAGAAAATCTGAGTTTCGACCAAGCGCAATTGGTTCTTGAAAGTTCCGAGGAAGGGGATAGAAAGACCCTGCATCTCCACGGTATCTGTATCCAAGGTGATATCAGAAACCAGAATCAGCGTGTTTATCCCTCTACTGAAATTGCTCGGGCTGTCAAAACTATCAACGAACAGATTGCGGGTGGATATTCAGTTCTAGGGGAAGTGGATCATCCTGCTGATCTACGCATAAATTTGGACCGTGTTAGTCACATGATCACTAAGATGTGGATGGACGGCCCAAATGGTTACGGTAAGATAAAAATACTTCCAACTCCTATGGGACAATTAATTCAAACCATGTTGGAGAACGGAGTGAAACTAGGCGTATCAAGCAGGGGTTCCGGTAACGTTTCAGAAGATGGCAGCGGTAAGGTTTCTGATTTTGAAATCATTACCGTTGACATTGTCGCACAACCAAGCGCCCCGGGAGCGTATCCCACACCAGTTTACGAAGCATTAATGAACACAACAGGCGGTTATAAGGCATTGAATATAGCAAGGGAAGTCCAAGGCGATCCTAAGGCACAGAAATACGTAGCAGAGAGCTTGATGAGAATCATCAAGACCCTCAAATAATTTGTAGGAGAATCACATGCTAGATATAGTAAAACAATTATTCGAAAACAATGTGATTTCCGAAGAGATCAAGTCGGAAATTGAATCCGCTTGGCAAACAAAGATTCAAGAAAATCGCGATGAAGTTACAGCTACACTTCGTGAAGAGTTCGCACAAAAGTACGAACACGATAAGGGCGTGATGGTTGAAGCTATTGACAAAATGATCAGTGATCGTCTACAAGGTGAGCTCGAAGAGCTTGCTGAAGACAGAAATCAATTAGTCGAAGCCAAAGCCAAGTACGCTAAGAAAATGAAAGATGATGCTAAGAAGATGGAGAGCTTTGTGCTTTCTAGACTCGCTGGCGAACTTTCAGAACTACACGAAGATCGCAAGTCTGTAGCAGAAAATTTTGCTAAACTAGAAACGTTCATTGTTAACGCTCTAGCTAAAGAAATTGCTGAATTCCACACTGACAAGAAAGACCTAGCAGAAACAAAAGTCAAACTAGTCCGTGAAGCCAAAGCAAAATTTGAACAAGTCAAGTCTGATTTCGTTAAGAAGGCTACCAAAGTCGTTGAAGCTACTGTTACCAACAAGCTAGCTTCAGAGATGAGCCAACTGAAAGAAGACATCGAAGTCGCTCGCAAGAATGATTTCGGTCGCAGAATCTTCGAAGCTTATGCTAGCGAATATGCTTCTAGCCACTTAAATGAGAAGTCTGAAACTTCAAAACTACTTCGTGTAGTTAGGGAGAAAGAAGCTGCTCTAGCAGAGGCTAAGAAAGCCATTGATGATAAGCAGTCCGTTGTCGAAAGCAAGGACCGCGAAATTCGTATCATGAAAGATACGGTACAACGTAGAGAAATTATGAGCGAACTGTTAAGCCCACTCGCCGGAGAGAAGAAAACGGTGATGAGCGAACTGCTTGAATCCGTTCAAACAGAAAAACTCCGTGGTGCATTTGACAAGTATCTCCCAGCCGTTATGGCCGGCGAGGCTCCTAAAAAGAAGGCAATTACAGAAGGCATTGAAGTTACAGGCAACAAGCAGGCTACTACAGTCAGCGGAGAAGAAAAGACCGCTGAGATTTTTACCATCCGCAAGCTCGCGGGACTTAAAGTTTAAGGAGAACAATAATGTCAGAACTATTAGAGTCACGCTGGCAGGAAACCAAAGAGGCACTACTTGAAGGCCTTCAAGGAACTCGTCGTACGGTGATGGCAACAACTCTGGAAAATACCCGCAAGTATTTGTCGGAGTCAGCCACCGCTGGTGCTACTTCTGCCGGTAACGTCGCAACCCTAAATCGTGTGATCCTTCCAGTGATCAGACGTGTAATGCCAACTGTCATCGCAAATGAACTAGTTGGTGTACAACCAATGACTGGTCCAGTTGGTCAAATCCACACCCTACGTGTTCGCTATGCGGACAGCGCAGGTGGTGTAACAGCTGGTGAAGAAGCATTGAGCCCATTCAAGATCGCTGCTTCATATTCTGGTAATGCTGCTGGTTCTTCATCAACAGCCGCCGCAGGTGCTACAACAGCAGCACTAGAAGGCGTTGCTGGTAAGAAGATGAGCATCCAAATCTTGAAGCAAACAGTAGAAGCAAAGACCCGCAAGCTATCAGCTCGTTGGACTTTTGAAGCTGCTCAAGATGCACAAGCCCAACAAGGCATTGACATCGAAGCAGAAATCATGGCTGCTTTGGCTCAAGAAATCACTGCTGAAATCGACCAAGAAGTTCTAGGTTCACTACGTAACCTAGCTGGTACAGGATCAGAAACATACGACCAGACCGCTGTGTCAGGTACTGCTACATTCGTTGGTGACGAACATGCTGCCCTAGCTGTTCTAATCAATCGTCAAGCAAACCTAATCGCTCAGCGTACACGTCGTGGTGCTGGTAACTACGCTGTAGTTTCACCATTCGCACTAACAAGCCTACAGAGCGCAACAACTTCAGCTTTTGCTCGCACTACAGAAGGCACATTCGAAGCTCCAACAAACACCAAGTTCGTTGGTACTTTGAACAGCGCAATGAAAG